ACTTCATCTGTCGTTTGAACGAGACTTCGTAGCCGGTGTGGTTGCTGTACAGTACGCGGTCGCCACATTTGATGTGGTCTGGATTGTAGTTGCCACGATCATCCCATCCCACCTTTGGGCCGATACTACGAATGATACCACTGTTGGGGCGTCTCAGCGAGTCTTCAGGGACGACTACTGAAACGGCCTTACCCTTGCAAGTCGTACAGGGTACAAACCCGCTTGATACAGCTCGGCCTGTACCATACGGATCAGTCACCACAATACAAGCATTGCAAGGATACAATCCCGGTTCGGCTTTACCGAGATCACGTTTACCACTACCATTACAATCCTTACATTTCTTTAGTTTAATGATGTTCTGCGGTTCACCTATCTCCCTGAAGAGATCATTAACACGGCCCTTACCCTCACACGAATCACACTTATCAGACAAGACTCGTATCTTTGAGCCTTTGCATTGTGGACACACGGTTGTACTATGTCCCTCCCCATCACACGTCTTGCACTCGTAACCTGTCCGAAACTTGTCCTCTTGCACGATGATAAAGTTGTCTAGTGCTTCGAGTGCGAAGTTGTCTTCGATTAGGGCGAGGACAGGGTCGTGTTTTACTGGAGTTTTCAGTGTTAAACCGTCTAAAGCAGATGCCATCTGTTTTCCAACTCCTTTAGAAATATCAGGTGGATCACCGGGATCAAATTGATTACCAATTCCTGTAGTCATCAGTTCTCCTCCAATTCTTCATCAGTGCGACCGCTGTCATAATCAGGATCACCATACACATCATCATCCTCGGTGATTTCCTCATCATCCGGTTCATCATTTATATCCCCTTGCATTAAATCTTCAAATGGATCATCAATCGGCTGTGGTGATTCTTGTGTTTGTAGGTTGCCGTTGTTGTCGCGGTTGTGGTAGTACTCCAAGCTGTCAATCATGTCAAATAACTCCTTGTTGTTTGAGTTCAAGAATTGTTGTCTTGATTGTTTCACTTACAACTTCTGCGATCATGCGTGTCAAGACTTCTTTAGCATCAGCTTTGGCAAGATATGCTTCTATCTCCTGATAGATTTTGTCTTTAAATTCCTGTTCTTTAAGAACTTCAGTCAGAGAATCTTTCATCTCCAAATCCAACATATTCAGAAGATTGGTTTCAATTCTGAATATATAAGTTCCATTGGCATAATCAACAGAATGACTTATTCGAGAATTTTTACTTTGATTTGTGAAACTCACGGCTTCCTCCCAGGTGTCACTCGATACATCCCTTTCGTCAGACTACAGAAGCGCATCGTGCATAATACGTCGAGGATTCTACTTAAACCCTCAGTGCTCATTTCACTCAAGAAGCGATAGTTGTTTGCCATTATCTCTTCAAGTGACGCACTTCCTTTGTATTCGAGATATGCCATTATATTCTGTGTGGCTTCTAGTTCACGGTTCTGGCCGACAAACCTAAACGTCTTCTCAAGATCGTCTTTTACTTGATTAACAAGTGTTTCGGCCTCATCTATATGCCGAGAGTGTATCAGTAAATCATCCGAGTCTGCCACCGACAACGCCATTGCTGTCTTCAGAATATGTACTCTTGACCTCGATTTGAAGTGTGCGACTACCTGTTGTTCAAACTTACCATTCTGCCCACACGAGTGGTAGAACAGTTCATACTTATTTTTGGCGGCAGGCGTGAATTGTACTTCGCCGGACAATGTAGCTATATGTCGAAGATCGTTTATTAAGTCTTTCTCTAGTTGCAAGCCTTGTTTCGAAGACTGCCACGGCAATTCCTTCGCAGGTTTGTCAGCATAAACATACATACAACGTGAAGCGAAACCCCCTGTCACAATGCCGTGAGAATCGTGGTTAACATGGCGAATATAATCAGGTACGCATCCGCCTATCAAACTGGTACACAAGTTATCGACAGTATGATTCCCTTTCATCTTTGTGTGATACTCGTACTTGCCTTGATCCCACATGTCGCACAAAAACGGCAACATCCAATCCGAACTTCCGAGAAAGACGGGAAGTTCGGTGCTTATTATAGTGGCACTCGCGTCTTGTGTTAAGACCCCCTTCGTAATTCCGCCGGTGGTTACTATCGTTGGCGTAGTAAATCCAACCGAGAGCTTCTCTATGATGCGCTCCGCAGTCCATCTATCGGGAAGATAGTTAACTGTATTGGCCTGACGGACTAATTCGCGCATCGGGAATATAGCAGCACCCTTGCCTACGGCTGGAGGCCCTACTAAGATGATGTACTGATTCGCGTGTAGTTTCGGTATCGTGACCCCACGGACGACCCATATGCTACGTTTGACGGTTGAACACAATGCTGAGATGGCACACCACTTATGGTAGCACAGTGGAGACTCCGTTTCCTCCACGAATGAGAGATACGAGTTGATCCAGTTAGCTAGGGTACGAGGCATTCATCTCTCGAATACTTCTCTTTCAGTTCTTTGTACGCCACACGAAGCGACTCAATCGAGTAATCACTAAGCGCGATTTCATCCTCGAAGTTGTATGATAGCTTCGCCTCTATTGGAATGTTGATGTCGATTCCGTTGTCGAATCTAATTGTTCTCTCAAAAGCCTTTTGTGTGCAATTAAAGACATGTTCAAGATTATCAAGTGTATCTGGTAACTCCTGAACAATCGAATCGTGGGATTCTTGCACGACAAACTGAAGTCCAGCAATGGAATCAAGATAGAGTACAGCCATACCTGTGTTGTCACCCACAACAGACTGAGGAATATACGAATACGCCTCATTCCATACCTCCCAGTTATCACTATTAGGACGAAAGCCTAGAAACTGTCGTTCACGACCTAACGGAGTGACAAGCATTCGACATTGTGTTATTTGATCCTGTACATACTTGTGATACACATTTTTAACAGACGGGTCGTACTGATTCACCTTGTCTAGTATAGCTTCACACGCGGCTGGTGTAAACGAAAAGCCTTCTTTAGCAAGAACTTCACTAAAACGATTCTTTCGCATACCATACGCATTAGCATGACGAGCCTTCTTTCCACCTACGTAGCGCATTGTACCGGCGTTAGTACCCGTATCCTTCCATTCTTTCTTACTATACGTCGCAACGGGTACACCAAACACGAACGACGCGAGTCGTGTATGTCGGTCGTTTTCAGGCCATTCTGTACTGTGCAATTCCTTTAATGCCTGTACATTCTGTGCAAGTGCCGCTTGAGGATGTTCCTCCGCCGATTTCTGATCTACGCTGAAAAAGATACAACCTGGCCGCGCGATAATACATCTGCGATAGTCATGCGTAAAGTGCCCGATTTGGGGATCAGAAGTATGACTCGGAAAGGTTTGTCCGTTTCCCCCAAAGCCAAAAGGATGCTTACTACACCCTCGTCGTCCGGTGACAGTACTAGATACTCCATAACTAGAATAGAATACGTTTCGATGTAATCTGGCGTTGATGTAGGTTCCAAGGAGTTTCACCAGTTCCTTTATACGCATTAGGTGTTTCAGGTTGATGTCACCAGTGTCGGCGAACATCTTTTGTAGGGCCAACTCGTCTGCGGATTCTTTGAACTCCCATTCTTTGTCTTTGTTCTTTTTTCTTACAGAGGGAACATTGTAACTAAGCCTTTTAAGAGTATTAAGAAGGCTGTTATTGCCACTACTAGCATTAATATTAACTGTGGCAGTTGTCGTCTTATTGGGGCTACTAGGCTGTATCGTTCCCACATATACCAACATAGACCAGTTAGTAGAAAGAATTGTGCAAAGATTTCTAATTTCATTTACGACCTCGTTTCGTAGTTTATCCAGTGCAATAGTGTCCATCAGTAAGCCGCGCTTATCAATACGGTGATACGCCGCGGCTAAAGCGTGAACGTATTGGTTGGTTACTTTGTTAAACATTTAATTAGTTCGTTCTTGACTTCTTTTCTAACTTCAGTTATTAAGTCCATGATTAAAAAGTCTAAAGACTCTCTCTTAGAGAACTTTAAACTATACTTGAATTTGGCATAATTCTTGCGCCATTTCTTAGTAGGTTTGAAAGGAATTTCTCTTATGTAGCTCATATCAAGTGAGGTCTTTCTTGGAACTCCTCCTCCTGTTTCTCAAATATCTCATAATCAACCAATGTATCCAATGCATTGTAGTTCAGTAGCTGACCGAGATATTTAGGATTCCATTGTTTACCTTCGTCTTTGTAGTACTTTTGCCTCGTATATTGCTTCGTCTGAAACTGTAACGAGTGTGGTAATTCGGGCCATAATAGTTGATGGCGAAGCCGAGTGTCGTGTAGTGTAGTCAGGTTCGGCTCCAGTCCGTATGCCTCTTCGTAATGTGCATCGAATTGGAAGAAGTTTTGGCCTATCGTGTTGCAGTGTTTATATAACTCATTGAGTCCCCACCAGATTCTTGTACGTTGTTCTCTTGGCCAATTCCAGAGTTGGAAAGACATTGCTTCTCTACTACTGGGAGCGAGAGCAACTGTGTACATGTGTCCACTAACTCCCGTCTCACTTCTTTTTGACTTGGGCAATCTAATAGTCTCGATATCCCTAGCAACGTAGTTTGCATCTCTGCAATGACTAATGAAATCAACCACCTGACTAAAAGTAGGATTTGTAGTAATACGATAAGCGGGTAAAGGAGTAAGAACCCCATTGCTTTTAAAATCGTCATATTCGTCCTTTAGGTGGCCCAGATCAATATACTTATATATATCTCTGTAAGACCAGTCTATAAAGAATTGAGACACCGGCCACAGTGGGATGCAGTAGTGTTGCCAATTCAACAACGGCGATACTAAGAGCGACCCGGCCCATTTGTCGAGCTTCGTATCATACGGTTTCTTGTAATTCCGTGTCTCCGGTGTAAATAACTCACAAGCCGGTTTATCGTATAGTCCAATAATCGGAGGAAGCACATCCAGAGTGGTAAGCCAATGAAGAAAAGAATATAGTCCGTCTCTTGTTGTGTCATAGGTCACGAGGCTGTTTTGTTCAATCGTAGTTATATACGGCGATGGTAGTGATAACTCGTCGAATAGTTTGTCAAGGAGGAATCCTTCTGTACCTGAAATGGGTGTGCCTGCACCAAGGTCAGCCTCGGACGGTTCACGGAGAATAATCCAGATCGGGCTTCGTATGTCGCCGCGGGGGATAATCATTTTGGGCTTTCGTAGTTAACTACCTTTAGTCTTCTGTGTTCTTCTGATAGTTTCTCGATGTCAACCCACAGATTCATTAATTCGTCATAAATTTTCTCGATGCGAACCTTTTCACTTCCTGCAAGTAGACAATAATTTATGTTTTGTACAGCGTTTTGTGCAAACATAAATTTTTCGGTTAGCTCTCTTATTGTCATAGCTCTTTATAAGAAGACCACCACCCCGTTAGTTCACAGTAGTAGTCTATTTGTAGTAGGTGGAGAGGGTGCCATGTCACAACCCCTAACGGCTACAGCCGCTCATCACGGCATCTTGCTGACTCCAGCAAGGCAGTAGAATACAGTAAAAGCAAGTTTAATACTGGATGTTACCATCATAATTCTACTGTTCTGTCTTTCAACAGGCTTACTGGAGTAAAACTGTTTCATCCTTTCACCATATTCGTACTATGCACCACGTCCGGGTACTTCGTCTTGCAGTCTTTCACGGCGCATATGAATTGTTTTACCTTCAACTGAGGATTTCCATTGAAAGTAGTTTCAACTAATTCGGCTTGCATTGTTTTTCCCAAGAGTGGGCCTTTATAACGCCAAGTAGTCGGCTGGGCTTGTACTGGAAATTCCCATTCTCCGGGCATACTTCCATCAGGTTCCATTTCCTGTCCAAGAGCGTGAACAAAATCTTGTATCATCCATCCTTCAGAACGTGGAAGTGATACAAACACAGGTTTACCAGTGAAATCTTTGTTATTAACTATCTTTAGTTGAGGATTTAGATTTACATTATCCGCATTCGACTTTGAGATAGTTGGTTTAAAGCCTCCCATATGCAGTGTGTAAATGCCACCTGGGACGAGCTTTTTGGTTAGTGAGTCTTTGCTAAACGACATCTTTGCCATTGTAGTTGTCTCCTTCAAAAAACTATTCGTCAGGGAGTCTGCGACTCTAATTTAACGAATAGGTTGTTACTACTTACACTCGTTTGCTTCTTTCACGAATTCTTGTAGTTCAGCATCCTTTGATAGTGCAGACGCAGCAGCAGATGGACGTCCTTTGACATCTTCTTGGAAGAAACCGTAGAAGAGTTTGAACCATTTTAGTAAGCGAATGTACTTATCTGCCGCGCTTTCCTCTGTGCCGCTCACGGGACGGGGCCGCGTAGCACACAACAGTCCCAAGTCCTCCGATTACAACGTGTCTCCAACCTTTTTCATCACGGTTATTAAACAGTTGCGCTGGCATGTATTTATCAGTTTCTTGACAATACACACACTTAGGCGGCTGCTCCCCCGTGGATGCTCCGCCCGCCGCCCAATTAACTTTTGGACACTGGAAATGGTTCCGTTCGTCTGGGCAGGTGTGGCCTTTCATCACGGTATCAGTTCCGCACTCATGCCCAGTCAATGTGCAAAGCGGGGACGCTTCGCCTGAGATGGGCTCGGGCTCGAAATCGTGATTCACGGAATGATTAGCGTGCCACGCCAACTCGCCACACTTCTTGCACCGTCCGCTATTTGCCATCGCCGCCTCCATTACTTATGCAACCGTTCTTCATGTTTTTTCAGCATTTCTGAAAGATCGGCGGTCTCTTCTGAATCTAGTAGCATACTTGTCGCCCCGTCAAACACGTAGTCACTACAATCAGTAATCACCTTGCGAGTGTTGTTCTCCACTTTAACACGCAGCATGTCGTTAAACAACGGTAGGAGTTTCTGTAGGTTGGCCGGGTAGACGCTCAACTTGCCGGTGTACACAGGGTTCTTGGGTGTAGACGACATCTTGTCCTTCTCTGCCGTCTCGTGAAATACGCATATCAAATTACCGATTGAGTGCAGTGCGTTGATATTGTTCATCACGCATTCGATTACTGTGTTGTAGGGTTCCCATCCAAAGGGACTGTAGGCGATTACTTTGCCACTACCTTGACCTTGCTTCTGTACAGCAGTACGGGACTCGTATATCTCGGTACGCATACCTGGGTTGTTGTACAGTATGTAGTTCTGGCACATGTCACTCACAAACTGCATGGATGATAGGACGAACCAGTCTGGTATCGGTTCACCCTTGGACTTCATTTCCTGAAACTCTGCGACATCAGACTCGAATGTAACCCATGCGGTTGGATTCATCGGATCGGTGTCATAGTACGTTTTACCTTCTATGTGTTGTCTGTTAGGATGCTTTGCAAGGGAGTAAAGTCGGTCATCGAAATCGAAATTGAATATCTCGCCGGGTACAGTGTTCGCAAACCAATCTTTTCCCACCTTGGGCGCACCGACTATAGCAATCTTCATACGCTCAAACTTGATGTCAACGGCTCTTTTGGTGTTTTGGATCATCTTTGGGTGTCCTTTGTTATTCTATTACGACGGTATTTGAATCTTTCTGTCTTACTGTGTCGGCTTTTACATAGTAAACGTCAGAATCGTCTGGATAATAACCTTTTACTCTGTAAGAGATTTCTACAGTAGAGTCGTTTGGAAGGTCTTTCAGTTGGTTGTACTACTCTAGTACTGTCACTTCGCCTCCAACATCATCCGCAGTTTATTCAACCTTGCCAACATCGCTCGTTGTTCGTTGTTCAGTTCACGAAGTTGCTTCGTAATGAAACGAGCTTCAATCTGCATATCCTCGATCATGGTGATGGCTTGGGACACTTTCATGGTATCAGGTAGTGGAACTACTTTCTCCGTGGTTTTGTTGTGTTCGCTCATACAAACTCCGTTCTACCAAGTATATGGTAGTAGTGAATTGTTTTGATGCCAGCTTTTTGTGAACGCAGTACCATATCTTTAGTACCTTTACTCTCTTGTAGTTTATCGTGAAAAGCCAACACAAGAACAGGTTTACCTTCATCAAGCATTTGTTGATTACGTATTGGGCCGGCACCTTTACCATACTTAGTCCAATTAGCTGGATACTTCTCTATTGGAATACCCAATTCTTCCGCTGCAATACGTCCGAATGAGTCGGCTCCAGATGCTTCACCTTCTATAACACAAGAGACTCCAGAAGTTTCTTTGAATACTTTAAGGGTATCTCGGACTGCTACGTAATCGTCCCAATTACGATCGCCACATATTAGTACTCTCATTTTTCCACCTCCTTCATCACCGCATCTTTGTATGGACTCCACTTCTCTAACTGAATATACTGTGCTCGTCGTATTGTCTCCCTACTCGATGGCGTTTGTCTGTGAATTTCTTGATAAGGGCAAGGACTCTTAAAGTACCAATGCGAGCACAACTCTGTGTTCCAGTCCGCCATTTGACCTAAGACAGTAATCTCGTAAAGTTTCTTAAAACTACGTAACTGACGTTCCCGCCATTCGTCTAGTTGTTCCAGTGTATAGGTGATCGGCGTCCGTTTAAAACGGTCTTTGTAGTTCTTCGCGTCGCTGACTTGGACGTGGTTTATGATGACGCGATTGCAAGGTCGTCCGGTGTAGTGGTCGCCAAATTGGGACTTTAGTATATGACGGAGTGCGAACACGTAGCCCATCATTCCATCGTGGGGGGTGAAGTTAGTAAGTTCATTGCCGTCGTACTTATTGGTGGATTTAGTATCCATCACCCCCAATGATACGCCATCGTCCACTATAACATCTATGCGTCCCGAATAATAGCATTTAACACTGATTCCAGAGTGATTAAATTCCCCAATAAAGCACTCTCTTGCTCCGCCGAAAGCGCATTCTGTTCCGACAATTTGTAAAGGTTCTCTAGTTTCTCCATACATTTGCCAATAGTGTAGCAGCATTTTAGCTGCACCTGAGAACCCACCGAACGCCGTGTATTGCTTGTGTGTGGCATGATATTTTTGAAACTCCATTTTGTTCCATAGTGATGCGCCGTAGTCCACTAGTTCAGGTGCGCTACAATAGCGGGCGGTAGCGTCTTTTGTTACTTGTGTGGCTTTGAATTCTGTTTGCCACTTCAACACACGTTGCACCGGGTTCATATACATGTACTCGATACAACTGTGAATCCAGATACCAAAATCAAACGGCCAACCTCTTCCTCGAACGCTTCTATTCAGGATATTCTCTACGAAGTACCCTTCACACTTGCGAAGTGCGGATAGTATGTGGTGGTCACAGTAAAGCTCGACTTCTGTATCGGAAATGTGTTTTACAAAGTTGAAATCATTCATAGTTTTAAATGACGTTTTACTGACTCAGCCTCGTCAACTCCATGAAATTCTGCAATAGTTTTTCCTGTATTAGGAACTACTTGAACACAACGATCATCCCAGAGTTCAATCATGCCGTAATCTTTTTTGTTAGTAACTACGAGTTTTACTCCTATGTGTTCAATACACCATGCTTCAATCATTTCAGTGATTGCCTGCACATTTTCATATCGCTGCACGGTTTCAGGATCAATCCCCATTTTACTTGCTGCACCACCACCATCAACACGAGCTGTGAAAATTCTTACTTCTATTCCTTCAGCAAGCCATTGCTTGACGCGAATTACCATTGGTTGTATAGGTTTTCCTATGTGGAAAGTATTAACCCACCCATGATATTCAGCAAGTGTCCCATCTAAATCAACACCTATCCATCCTGTTTTGCTCACAACTTCTTCCCCCCTCCCGCCACACTCTCTTGTAGTCGTTGCATTAGTGCGGCCAGGTCGTTTGGTGACATGCTCTTTAGCGATTGAGCGAGCATCTCTAGTGACTTCTCTTTCTTTTCCTTAGCTTTCTTCTCTGTACGAACCGCGTGTGGTACACGCACTTGGGCTAGTTTATGCGCCTTGGTGATGCGATGCTGCGTGATACACTGTTCGAGATAGGATACATGTGCTCGATGCCATTCTAATGCCACGTCACACTGTTCTTCGGACATCTCGGACATCTTCAGTTCGGCAAACAACCAGTCGTTTCCAAACAGTATTATCTGCTTCGACTTTGTTTGGTAGGGACGGCGTACTATAATCGGTTCGCCGTTTTCATTCGTGACAACACGACCGTGGTGGTCGAGTTTGTGGCTTGTCTCCACACCGGCACAAATGAAGTCTTGTTTTGTTACTTGGAAGTCGTTTAAACAGCCGTTACAATAGGTGGCGTCAAGTATCGAAGCGTGCTTCTCACAGTAGGGGCGGCCACACTTTGTACAGTTCACGCGTAATTCAAGACCCTGCATCTCTTGTGGCGTCGCATCAGCAAGACACAGGTAACATAGTGTCGGTATTGTGGGGATGTCTGGCATAGTTTCTCTTTGTAGGATGGATTTTGTTACTAGGCTGCTTTACGTAGCTTCTTCTGGCTGTATCGTTCACACTCACACGGCTTACCTTTTACTTTGACAGTACAGCCAGATGCGAATACGTGTTGTTGGTGCGTATGTCCACAATCACAAACGTGTTCGTGTTCGTTGTCGAGACATTTGTTGCAGTTTGTCATGTTGACTCGTTTCTAAGGATTCTGCCAATTGATATTCGAATAATCTATGTTGTTTGATTTAGCTTTTTTCGGCTTCTGTAGCATCTGAACTTTTACTTGTAAGACGGGATCACGAGCATACATTAGTAGTAGGATTCGAGTTACTTCGCTCAACTCCCCGTCTTCTATTGACGACCGTATTTCTTTCTTGTCTTCTACTGATATTTTGATGAGTATACGGTCGTGTTTTTTGGGGGTCGTGGGCATAGGGACAGTCTGACACAGAGGTTGCCTGTCGGTCAATACCCGTTTGTCGTTTTAAGTCAACAACTTACGAGATCGTGTACTTTTTACACCCGCCCGGAGGCAGAATGAGCACTGTCTCGCCACATATATACGACCACGATCTCCTACAAGACGCGGGTGTTTTTTCATGCCACGCGAGTTCTTTGTGCCAGGAGCCACGTGTGGTGGCGGCAATAGGTGCAACCCGGCCTTGCAATAGACGTAGTGGCGTTTACGTTTTGGCATATTACATACCACTAAAATCTGTTGTCAGTAACCATTCCAAATCTTCAATATAACACCAATGTGTTGGTGTTAATCCACAGTCAGAGACACAACTAGATTGACTATCAAGCCAAGGTGATCTTGGACGATATTCAGGATCATAGTAGCCACTTATGTAAAGTGTACCATGTGGTTCTATATAACCTGAATCACCTTTCATAAGAATAGGTTTTCTTATTTCAGGCTTTGTTTTGTCACAAGATTTCCATACAGGAAAAATGTAATTCATTTCTTTCCCTCCATCACCGCAATTAATTTCTCCCTGTCCCCCGGCGACATTTGTGCGGCTAGTTCGGCTAGGGGGTCGCCTTTGGTTGTGGGGGGCTTCTTAGCTGGTGTGAACGGCGGGTTCCTATCAGCGGCAGTGGTTAGTGTTACTGCACCATCTGATACTGGACTAGGCGCGCATCTGGCAGCACTGGCTTCGCCAGGGTTTTTGTCTAGTAATCGTATCGAGTACTCAATCTGAGAGCACGCGCCAATTACTTCGTAGCAAGCCCGCATCAGCGCAGCGACGGCGATTTTGAGTTCGTATAGAAATTCAGGATTGGTGTGGGTCACAGAACGTCCTCCAGCCAGATGTGTAACATTAACATTGGAAACAACCCTAACCAAACTGATTGTTTTTTATTATCATAGAACAATCCAATCCAAAAGTCATAATATTTCCAATGGAAACGAAATCTAAGTCTTTGATACTTTGAATGATGCATTAGCATCGGCAAAAAACAAATTGATACTATCATTGTGCCAGTTGATACCACTGCATAAAAACATGCAAAATAAAACAAGAATGTTGTCATTTCTCAATCTCCATATAACTCCTCATTGTATCCAAGTCATTCAGGATCATGTTGATGTCGTTGATCTTTACGAGAGGGCCGTGGTAACGATGTACTACATCACTATCACCTTGTTTCATCAACATGTCACCCTTGCCCAAGAGACACTCCGCCCCCTGCTCACCTAGTATTACCTGCGAATCGAAATGCGTTGGCACTTTCATACCGATACGACACGGGAAGTTATTCTTTATGTCGCCACTTAGTATCTTGTGCGACGGTCGTTGTGTTCCGGCGATCATGTGGATTCCGGCGGCGCGGCTTATTTGGACGAGTCGTTGCAGATAAAACGGTATAGGTTTAACACCTTCGGACTCGATCCAAGATTCGTTACTTGGATCATCTCTAAACTCTTTATCCTGCATAAGTAGGTCAGCAAGTTCGTCAACAACAAGCACGTAGTAGTGATAACGATTCTCTGGAAAAGCCTCGTTCCACTCGTGAAGACTAGATTTACGTTTAGATTCGAGATTTTTATATCGAAGTTCACATTCCCGTAACAGATTTTTAAAGATATCATAGGCATCCTTTACTGTTTTAGCAATATCCAACACTTGTGGACAGTCTTGAAACAGTGGCAAGTCAAGACGTTTCGTGTCAATGAATGAGAAGACAACCTCGCTCATAGATTTGGAAATGATGATGTTGGCGATTATGTTTTTTAGGAATACCGATTTACCTGATCCTGTTTGTCCACCTATCAAGACATGCGGTTGTTGTGTCAATTCGATTATTGCTTTGTTACCGAGGTGGTCGATGCCGAGACACAGTGGTACGTCGTATTCGTGGCGGTGTTGGTAACAGTGGTATGCTACGTCTTTGAAATCGACGATACGTCTCTCGGATGGTGGCTTCGGTACGAATATAGCGACATACCCACCTATACGAGTGATGTTTACTTTATCCACACCGGCGGCCAGCGCGAAGTCTTCTTCGTGTTTTAGAAGTTTTGCTACGGGGAGTGAGGCGTCTGGTGTGTAGTAGTACACAGTGAGCACCGGGCCGTCTTCCACGTGGGAGAACTTTGTTCGTATACCTAAGCCAGACATCTTTTGTGCGAAGACTAACACGAGTTTGAGTTGTGTATCATTCGGCTGCACTTGAAATCTCCACAAGTTCTTTACCACAATATTGACAAAATTTGATCCCTTCGTCAATATCATCCTGCTCCCATTCTGCATCCGAACCTTGGCAATCTACATCAGGACATGAGTAGAATTTATCTTCCATTGTAATTCTCCTTTTGTTGAAAAGCTAGGATTAGTTTGAGTTGTGAATTAGATGGAGTTGACATTTAGCATTCCTCTACAGTTACTTGAACAATTCTTAAATCAAGTTCACCTACTGCACCAGTTACATCAATTCTTAGTGAATCAGTGTCATAAAAATTATTGTTGTCTTGTCCATCATCTTCCACCAAGATTTCTATTTTGAATTTCTTCATAACTTAATCTCCCCCGCCACCAACATCCCACGAAAGGCTGGCGCCAAATACTTGAACTTGGAACGGAATGATTCGCCGGATTTGAAGAACATAAACAATCCGCCGGTATAATCAGCGATGAGACTCATCTCTTTGTAACCACTAGAAGACTCGTCTCCTTGTGAGCCTATAAACACTGTGTCAATAGGGATTTTTCTTTCTTTGTATTTATCAAGCACGACTCTGGCTGTGCTGGTAAATGAAGAACCTTCTCTACCTGCACTATACCAATCTAATGCACCCGATTCGCCGTCCGACACCAACACGACACGCGACACCTTCTCCTTCGAGATAACCTTGTCCAGCGTGGCTATAGTCGGCGTGCCGCCGCTTGACTGTAATTCGCGGATGTAACCTATCAACGGGATGTAGAGATTCGTGAGTGGATACTCTCGCCCGGTGGATATAGTATACATACCGAGTGCAGTATCTCGACTGTCACATACGTTGAGGAACTCTTCACAGGCTTTGCGGCACATTTCCATACGTGTGCTTTCTACAGTAGGTGGATGACATACCCCAGGAAGTCCTTCACCATTACAATTTGGACACACTTCAGACATGTCACCCGACATCGACCCACTATCGTCAATACACAACACGATACGATTTGGGTACTTTGTGCAGTCGAATAGTTCTGTTGCGAGGGTACCTTGTTTCTTGGCATTATCTACACGCGCGGCGAAGCCCGTCTTTAATGGGCCTAGTTTGCCGGTTTTTACGATGTCGCTCATCTTATTCTCCCCAGTCTTGCGAACCTTCCACACAAGAATTCGTATACCATACAACTAATACAAGTATCAAAACCTGGAGCATTTCTGTCTAAACAATCAAGTCCATCATTATCAGCTTGACCTGTTTGTTTAATATTTGTACAATCTTCTGGTACAGAAGAAGGCCAGTTTAGTTTGATATAGTTATCAAAGTTTGCTGGAGTGTTAATTTTACTTTCTGAATCAAACAAACGACCATTAACTAGAGCTTTCATCAGTTGTCTCCTTCCTCTCTTATTCCACCGCTTGTTGTAACTCCCGTTCTTTCTGTAATTGTTTCCGTGTTATCACGGTGTCACCAAAATGACAACATCCTTTGACATGGTTGATCGTGCAAATACTACCTTCAGGACGTGGATAGATACGCTCGAAGGTTTCTTTGCATTGGTTGCAGGTATATCGTTCGACACGTTCAACAGGTGGGATTGGTGTAGGTGTGGTGGACATTTTGCTCCTTTACAAATCAGAACCTTCTTCAAAGTTCAAGATTTCAGTATGATTACTGTACGTTGTTTGGAAGATAGGATTACCATTTACTGTAACAGTAATGTTATCGTGATTAAAAATCTTTTGTAACTCTCGTAGTTCGTCAATTAGTTTGTCAAGTTTCATTTTATATAGTACCCTTCCTTCAGTATAGCCCACGTACTATTCAACTCGGACATTTTTTTGGGATCGCCGTTTTTGTCAGGATGGAGTTTCATGGCTACTTTTCTATACACTTTTGTTGCTTCAGCTTTTGTCATGTTTTTTATGACTTCAAGAGGTATAGAAATGTAGTCGGAGTAAACTGACACTAGTTCGGTGAATTTTTTTAGTTCATCCTCGATAGAATATTGTGCGGGTGCCCATTGGTGTTGCGAGGCTTCTTCTGTTTCTTTGATACGTTGTTCGACTTCCGCCTGTGTCACTATAGTGAGTGTATAGTTACGATGGCCGTCAAATAGAGTACGAATGATATCAAAGTATTCACTGCCGAAGTACCACGTCTTCGTGGTCGGGTCGTAGGTGCGTTTGTGCGACGGGATTGCTTTCTTTACGAATTCTACGATGGCCTCGTTGTAAGAGAACGACAACGAGTAACCCTGGAGGGAGGGTTCGTATATGAGACGGGCGGTTTGTTTGTGTCGTGTGTAGAAGGGCATTGGTGATCCTATTATATTGGAAGCTCCTGTTGCACTACGTTGTGCCGGGTGTGTTCCACGTTGTAAAAATACGTAACACTTGCCACACACGTTATAACTACCGTATAAGTATATTGCTTTATTTGAGCAGTAGTAACATAGCATAACGGGTAGAGTGTAGAATGTCACGCCTCTCGTGGACGTGTCAATACTTTTAAGTTCTTACAGGTCAATGAGATACAACGATTCGTCGTTGTTACGCTTTTCATTCGCTCTTACTACTATTCACACTTCAAACCTAACAACATGTCGTACATTGTCAAACGTCACACTCTTGAACTGTTGTAGGATGTCTTGGCCTATGATGCCGCTTGTACCGTCGATCTTCTCACCTGCTGATGAGTGTATGGAAATTTCTGATATAGAGACACCTGCCAAGCGAAAAACTATAGCAATAGTTTCTATATGTACACTCCCATTAACAGCAATACACTTTCGTGTATATCGTGAGGATTCCTGTTGTTTAGATAGGTCAGGGAGTAATGCTGGATCAACCAGTGTGACAGATGCGCCGGTGTCGATCAGGAATCTGTAGTTGACACCGTTTATACGAAGCTCGATGATAGGACGACGGGTTGGTGTGCTGACTAGGCGGAGGGTGGGCATTCTGCACCTTCATCAAGATCGAAATAATCCAAAAAAGTTAAACCACTTCTACATTGTTCTTGAGCACTCTCGTGTACCATGACTTTTCTTAGACCAGCACTTCCCATTTCTTTCTTGCAAAAACCACAATGTATTGATGAATCGAGAGTCCTTATACTATCCATGTCCAGTTTTACTAAGCCTTCTTTGATTCTCTCTTTATGCCATTCAATTCGTTTTGGACAACATAGAAATCTTGGATCAGTATCTTGGATGGATTTTATTCTGGCTTTAACGAGACGCATTTTTAATCTCCATGATGACTAAAAAACCCTGTGTATTGTCTTTTTACTACTGACAAATACACAGGGTGCTGCGCAGCGATTGTGTTGGAGCGGGGGAAGGTGTATCAGACCTAAGCTCACGCTTTTGCCCCCACATTATTATACGGTCTGTTGTGCTTTCAGCAATTCCAGCAACCGAGCCTGCATCTCCGGTGTGAAGTCTTTCAGAATCGTCTGTGTAGTCTTCTCGAACTGCGACAGGCGTCTCTCAGACTTCTTATTGCATTCATCAAACATGTCAATCACGCCATCGACAGGTTTGAAATCCTTCGATGTGGCCTGCGAACGCGCCCTATTGACGAGCTTGACCTTGAGCTGCGCCGTGATGAGATTCAACACTTCATCGTCATCCGGGATAAGCTCGCCTACGCCGTCGAGATCGACAGGTGAATAGTGGACAAAGGTTTGAGTGAAAACTACCTGAAACTCACCCTTTTCTTTCTCCTCGTCACTGTACGTACCCTCCGGGTATGCTTTCAATTTACGTTCTGCCTCCGGCTTGGCGAGTTCTTCTTTGGTGTAGCCGACTTCGAGTGTATAATTCTCACTCGTGTAGTGGGCGCTGGTGTGTACTGCGTTGGTGGTGGGTTGTTCCGTTGTTACTGGAGATGTGGACATTGTTTGTAGCTCCTTTGGTTGTTTTAATTTGGATGTAATCTCACGTATTGCGTCAATGTAGCCATTTGGATAACACTTAGGACATACTCCGTATATCCAATCGAACTCTTGACCACATTTTTCACAAACTTTGGTTGGTATAACATATTTCATTGTGGATGAAGTTTATCGCTTCGGGGTGTGTTCGTTGTCGCTGTTGGCCAGAAGTGTCTTAGTGTTTACTTCCGACTACATTTAGTGTACGACGTTATTAACCATTGTTAATAGCCCTACATCACGGCACCGAACACACCCAGAAACAATAAACTTTGTGTTTTGTCTATTGTTTCTGTCGTTCTAGTTAATGTAAAACGATGTACCATCCCACTTCTCAACAGAAGCACGATACTCATTCTTTTCGTCTTCAGTGAGGGACTTCCAGAATGAAGTCATCTCACCCAGTGTGACTGGGTGAGATGTGCCACAGTCGAAAAACTTCTTCACGTCAACAACAGTAATCGGATTTGGCATGTTTTTTCTCTTTTCTTTTTTGATTTGTGATGCGAACACCAACACCACCCCTCACACTGACACCCACTTGCTATACGTCTGTCGTGAACATCTTTAGTAAGGCTGCTACTGTCAGCCGGATGCCACGTTTTACTTCGAAGCACGTCGTATAGCGAAGCGTTATTTGGTCGTTGTAAGGGGAGGTCTTGGCATTCTACTGTTTATCCAAGTCCTCAAGTATCTTAATAACTCCATCAATAGCTAGAATTGTTTTACTTAGTTTTTCTTTCTCAAGAAGTAATTCTGCTCGTCGTCCTATTAAATCTTTTATCGTTCGTATTACATGATTTTCTTTTGCTGACACGGTGATTATCTCCTTTGTTAGATGCGCTTGTCAAGCCCAACGCCTAACGCCTCGCCTTGGGGGTGTCGCATGAACGGCGAATGTCGTATCCTTAATATAGTGGGTAACAATCCGAACACTTACAGTCTCGTTCGTGGTTACGAAGTGACGACCGGAAGTTCTTTACTTTGTTGAGTATATCGTCAGTGTGGTCACGGGACACGCCTAACGCCTCCCGTGTCGGCCACACTGGTTCGATCCTTATTTGCTGTGACTGGTAGACACGACACACGTTCATCGACAGAATTATTTCCAGATTGTGTGCGTCTTTCGCGTCAATCGTGTGGCCGTTAGGCAGGTGGATCTTATACGAAGTAGGTTTCATGCTAATACTCGCTTAATACTTGAACACGGATGCTGTAGTTGTCTGTGTCTGCAAGTAACACAGCATCATCCCAGTTCGAGGTGTAGTTTGGATCATCACCAGTATACATCTCGGTGTACATCATTTCGACAGGTTCACCATTTATTTCTAAGATGACAAACGCTTGTGTGTCTGGTTCGTCTTTATACCTGTCTTTTAGTATCATGTAGGCTTCAAATGCTTCTGGCGAGAGTGTTTTACGCAATACTTCTATATCAAGAGCATGTGATTGCTTCTCTGAATACCAGAATTTAGCACGTTTTCGTAGTGACATGGTTGTCTCCGTTATTTCAAACAGAACAGATTATTAATCGGCACCCTCGGACAGTGTGACGTGACATGGTGTGATGTCGTTGGTGGTGTGTGGACGAACAGTAGTGAGAGTAGTAAAACGATGTCGGTGAGATGCATGAGTGGCTCCTTTATTGTTTCGGTACAAGCATCTGTCTTGCTACGATTGTTTCACAAGGGGACGACTCCCACTGTATACCGTAGGTGGTGATTTCTTTTACTTTCACTTCGAGTAGTACAACGTAGTTATTTCTCAGGTCATCACCGTGAAATTTGAGAGCTTGTTCTTGGTTTATGTAGCAGTGGAAACCAGTTGTGTACTTGTCTAAGTAATTGCTGGTGCTTACTACTTCTTCCTGGGCTTTCAACCAACGACCCCTCTTGATGACTCCTTTCCAAGAATAGTAATAGTGTGTTAATTCTTTCGTATCAGCCCTTTGATAAAAAACCTTCCAAGCTGTTGTTACTTTCTTGGTTGATTTCTCTATCTTCTTTGTGATTTTATTGAGGCACATAACAACACGCTCCTTTGTGGGTGGTTTTTTTGTGTGGGGTTACACATCTTCAAGGCCGAGTGTAGTTTGAGGATTCGCTGATTGGCGTTTGTTATTGCCTGTTGCTGCATAGCAATCTGTTCGATGATAGACTCCGCTTCACGCAGAGCATCACGTTCTAATTGTTCGTTCTTGTTTGTGATTATCTGGTTTAGTTTCTCGGTGTTCATTTGTATAGCTCCTTATCTTGCCCTTGCTTCTTCACTCAAAAAGTGTTGTACATCATTGTAGCTAGCAACATTAAGACTGAAATAGTCCTTCCCGTGGTATCTTGCCACCATCACTATACCGAATTGAATTGCTTCAACAAGTATCGGCTCCACAAACTGCCGACATGATGGTGTAATGTCTTGTTTGATCTGTGCGAGTGTGGCACCTAAATCTTTAGTACCCATCAGACGTTGACGTTTGTGTAGTGATAGTAACACACGTCCATGAGTGTTACGAAGATCTTTCTTGAACTTTTGTGATATACGAGAACGAGTCACTACTTCCGTGAGAAACTCACGTATCAACATTCCTGCTTCGTGTTGTGGCACGAGATCACTTGTTGGTTCGTTTCGTATCTCTTCGAGGTCTTTCTGTAGTGTCTCGTCCGACACATCATTATTGTGTACAGCCTCTTGCTGCTCACGTACTTTGAGCTTCAATGCTACTAATTCTTTAATCTTTCTCTCTGTCTCTGCATCCATTGTGTGACCCACTCCTATCAGCCGCGAGGGACATGCGACCGTGGTGCTATTCTCCTACATCACGCAGCGATTGTCAAGAGGAATCGACTGAAGTGCGTCACTAAGACAGACGGGGTGATCCTCTCGTAACTCGTTGATTCGACACGAGATATGCCACGAGACAACAAATCCGTCTATCAATCACGTGTATGGGTGGTGACGCGCAAGAATGAGAAAAAAGTGCTCTCTATTAAAAAAAAAAAAGATAATATATCATGAATTACTTTTACTGTAAACGCTTGAAAGTACGAGACTTAGAGGCGAGACGCATTCTTCCCTACACACGCCAACAAAAGACAGACATTCTGTCTCTGTGCCTAAGCGACACAAACGAAAAGACATAGCGCAGGATCGCTATGTCTGTCTTTCGGACGCTGTTTTGTTACGTTGTTAGTTACTATCGTGATTGTTTCGGATGTTTCCCCGGATCATACCCTTCCCCCTCGCACCACATCCAGACCATCCATTTTGCTAGGTCGTTCAACTTAGCATCGCGTAGTGTGGAAAGAGCGGACGCGCCTGACTGTTGTCGTAGTTCTAACCTGTTTGACTCACTCAACAGTCGTGACATGCCTATACGCGCGCGCCACGCGTCCCGCACCTCTGGGGATACTACGTTACATTCACGTAATAACGTGTCTGTACTATCGTGAGAAACTGGGGCGCGCCGCTTTGCTGTACGGTTATGGGCGATTTCTAGGGTTTCGGCGATGACATCTTGTGTTGTTTTAGCACTATTCGCGTCATAACCCTGTGGCTCGCCTGTTGCTTTCTGTGATAGGCGATTGTATGACTGCATCTTGTGTCGTAGTTTGCGTCTCTCTGCACTCTGAGACTGGCGTAGTGCTCTACGTATTGCTGCAAGCGTATCGCTCATACGATACGTCCGCAATTATCACATCTGCGACCTATTTCTGTTATACATCCACAGTTACTACAGGTAACTAGTGTCTCGACTCCAACACTACGTAAGATCATTTGTACTGATTCCGGCAGTATCGGGTATTCGTCCTCACGTATTGGATTCCACATATTTCCTCCTTTGTTGTTGTGTTGCGTAACTAAGCCAGTTAGTGATATCACGCGTTGTCACTACTTGAATTCGGTCTTCAGCAGTGACAGTGCAACGTCTACCAGTGCCTTGAGTTCCTGCATTTTCTTGCTCTGCAACAACTCCGACTCCGCACGCTCGCGTGACCACGAAGGATGCAACTTGTTTTCCTTCGTGATAGCATTCTCCCACACTCCCACGATACGACGGCATTCCTGCTTTGCGCCCATCGTTACTGCTGTGTGGATGAATGTACGAACAAACTTCCCTTCATTGGCGATATCGTCTTGCGCCGTGTACATCTTGTCCACAATCGCCATTGTGTCACTGTTGAGAATCACGGCGGATTGGTCACTGTTCAGTGTCACGGGCATCGTGCGCGTCTCTTCTTTCTTCTGTGACGCCTGTTTGTTGTCGTGCTCGATGGTGGATTGCGTGTTGTTCTTCGTTTCGACTGACATGTTAGTTTCCTCATCTAATTAGATTGAGCGTATCACGCCCATGTGACACACTAGCTACAGCCTGAGGATTGAATCCTCATCAAGACCTTATATAAGGTGACTGTGTAGTGTGCCACAGGCGCGTGATACCACTAACAAGCCTAGTTACGATATTCAGTTGTCAAAGATTGTACAGCGTATGCACAGGTCATGCGCGATTCACAGGTGTGAATTGTTAATCGTATAACGCGGCTTACACGTCCACCTTACTGCTATTGTGTAGTGATGTCAAGCCACATAATATAGTACATCGCATACTACATACACAATATATAGTAGCGAATCAACAGCGTAACTTGACGTATTGTATCGCACCACGATAGTATCGTGACACGATATTGTATATGTAGCATACTACATACTACATCTTGTGGCGAATGTACAGCGAACTGTCAAGTTTAACCACTTGAACATGTTCAACGACCACAACCTATAGTGGTACGGGGTGGTAAAACCACTAGATACAGGGGGGTAGGGGGGAAGTAATCACAGAAATTTATACGAAAATCACTTTAGGGGGTAGGGTCGAAGCTAAGTGATTGACCTGAAAGGACTTATTGTCCTTGACAATCCACCAGTCTGTGCTACGATTCTGTCGGAGGGATTATGGAATTGCGTCGGTGTATTGCATGTGGTATCGAGAAACCTATAACACATTTTGGGAAACACTATTCTCACGGAGTTACATATGAATCACGTCGTAAAATATGTGAAAAGTGTAAGAAAAATCGTCTGTATTATAAATTCCGACTGAATTTTCTAAAACACTTTGATAGTAAATGTCAGTGTTGTGGTCTTGACGATATACGATTCTTAACACTGGATCATGTACAGAATGATGGACATAAGGACGACCGCCTGTCTCCTATACAATTATATCGTAAAGCCTGGGAGGATCGTTTTGACAAGAACAAGTGGAATTGTTTATGTTGGAATTGTAATTGTGCTCGTGCACAGTTTAGAGGGGTGTGTCCACATAAGTTAGCCGAATCTAAAGAAGACTACTTGGAACGATATAAATATATGGCGGGTAAGATAGATGAGGTAAAGAGTGATACAAAACTACAAATGATAGTAAAAGGATTGAGTCCTGAAGATACTGCTCGATTACTGGAACAACTGAAGCAAGTCGTCAAGTGAAAAAACGGGGGCGCGATTTTTATGCCGCGTATGTACCCGCTACGCGAATCGTTATCGTGAGATGGACGTACATACACCGTAGCAGCAGCTTGACATCCCGCCACGCGACGTGAGACACTACAACAACGTGTATGCCTGCGGCACTACAAGGGAGGTGCCGATAGTGCTACACGACGCACACTCCTAATGGCAACAAACGGGCTGTTATATATGACATCTGACTACAATCAATTCGGGAATGGACATACAGATGAGCATATTGACAGCCCGGTTTGTTCTGTATTGAAGCGTTATTTCAAGGAGCAACAAGAGTTTAGGAGCCAAGTTGAGGAACAGAGACGCGGCTCGCAGCAGCACGTAGCAGGCGACTTGATAGGTGGAAACGATGTTGTACAGGAAGGGTGATTAGAGGTGCAGCCTCCGTTAATCCAGAATGACGTAGTTTTCTTGACCGGGGTTCTACGCTGGTGCTTCACCGGGACTAACAAACTTTAATCACCCTTCGTATACAAGATCAAGATTACTGCGAAGCAGGTGAAGCTAAATAACCCCCGGTCAAGAGACACTGAGACGCGGATTTTCGTATAGTAAAGGCTTTAAAGTAATGCCGATTAACAAAGTATTCAAAACCCGCATGAGATGGGAACGAGCCGCCCGTATGGAGTCACTTGGCTGTAGTGACGCGGACATCGCACTCGCAATAGGCATCTCACTTCCAGGGTTAGCTACTCTAAAGCAGTCGGACGAGTATCGACAGATACGCCTACAAATTGCGACTGGCATTCTCACTGATATTGACGACGGTATTGCTGACGACACTCAAAACTTACGAGACAGGCTGAAGGAACAAGTCCCCACAGCATTACAAGCGATTGCGGATTTAGTAGCACAGAAGACTGATCCGAAACTGCGCTTACAAGCCGCCGAGACGATACTAGACCGAGATGGTCGCTTTATGAAGGCGTCGCGTACAGTAGTCAACGATCAATCTGATCTACCAGCATACATGAGCGACAAAGATGCCGATACAGTAAGTCGTATAATTGCAACACAACAGCCGGTTGTACCTGTGACACCAAAGACTAAAGATGGGGAGACAATACAGTAAGTGCCTCCCACACTCCAAGACGAAATCGAACTTCAAAAAGACATGATGCCTGACGAGTTTTATGAGACTCGTACAGAACAGTGGCGGTTTCTCGACCCCTCGAAGGTGTCGTCTCCGAAAGAAAAGCAAATAATACAACGTCTTAATTCGCTTGGTTCGCTATTCTACTTCACAAAGTCTACACTTCGTAAACATCGTCTCACAGAAACACTGCACACAATACTTTGTTCAATCCTCGAACGTACCTATCTGAAAGAAGTAATCGAATGGCCACGCGACCATTTCAAGTCTACTATAGCCCAAGGCGCGGCTATATGGTGGGCGTTACCTTTTACGAGTGCTGATGAAGATTGGATGCGTAAGTTAGGTTACGGCGACGAGTGGATTAAATGGATGCGTCGTGCACATAATCAAGATACTCGTACTCTGATCGCCTCTGAAAATATAAAAAATGCCGTTAAGATGGGCTTTCGCATCTCACAGCAGTATGAGAACAACGATCTATTCAAGAACACCTTCCCCGAAATACTGCCTAATGAGAAGTGTAAGTGGACAGAAAGTAGCATGTTCCACAAACGCACCAGTCAGAACAGTGCTCAAGGAGAAGGAACCTACGACCTAATAGGTGTCGGTGGAGCACTACAATCAACTCACTACGACCGAATGATCCTTGATGATCTAGTCGGTAAGAAAGCACTCAGAAGTGAGACTGTAATGAACGACACTATTGAGTGGTTTAAGCTCATAGTAGGTGTAATGGACTCGTCTGAAGTCAATGCTGATATTGACAACGATGAGTTGGTTGTAGGTAATAGGTGGTCCATTGCTGATCTGAATGCCTACATACGCAGAGAATTGCCTTATTATCGTTTCACAACGCACAGCGCGACAGGTGGTTGTTGCGATATACACCCAAAAGGGTTTCCAATATTTCCACAGGAATTTACTCTCGGCAAGTTAGCACGTTGGCGGTTGAGACTTGGTGGGCGTCTTTATAGTTGTCAGTTTGAGAATGATCCAATCGCGGAAGGCTCAGTACGCTGGCGCGAAGAATATCTCCACTTCTTCCACTACGAATCCACTGGTGTAGTAATCGGGACAAAGGCCGATGGACAGAAACTATACAGTGCCAAGATCGTACACGAAACAAAGAATGGCATTACACCTGCTTCGATACTACCACGCGATCTTGTTATACGAATGATTATTGACCCAAATCATGGGGGTAACACTGGAAGGTGTCGTCATGCCATTACGATCACGGGAACACTTTATCGCAAAGTCACAACTGATTCGGGAAGTACTGAATGGCAGAAGCGAATCTATTTACTTGAAACCTGGGCTGATACTTGCTCATACGAGCGTCTTGACTTCAAGATTTGTGAACTCGTCACAAAGTGGCGTCTTAAAGAATTCTGGCTCGAAGTAGTTGCCGCACAGAAATACTTGAAACACCACCTAGAGTTCCTCTTCAAGACCAAAGGTATCAAATGTCGCATCAACCCCCTAAAAGAGAACAAGACCGAAAATGCTAAATACACACGAATCGAATCATTGGACACTGTTTTCGAGTCAGGCCAATTTTTTGCACAGCGTAAGGACTTACTATTCTTGGACGAGTACAGTAAGTATGCAACACGCAACGCCAATAAATCGCTTATTGACATCCTCGACACATTGGGTTATTATAATGAAATTTGTAATGATGGAACTCCGTCTTCGACAGAACTCAATGAGTATATGTTGAAAGCGAATGCGAATAATCCGTATCGTCCACAAAACAAGACATCTCGGATTCCCAGTATAACGGGATACTAAATAAAGGAGCTAAACAAAGAATGCTAACTTTCTTGAAGAAACTTGGTCAGATACTGTTGAATGTAGCAGGTGTAGCAACAGGTATCGGGCCGATCATTACGCCGTTTCTTGGTTCGGGGGAAGCGGCGAAATACGTATCAACAGGTGTTAACGATCTAACATCAATCGCTCAACTCGTTGTAAATATCGAGACTGCATTTGCTGCGGTTCCCAACAGTACTGGTGTTCAGAAGTTGCAGGCACTCGTACCTCTCGTGGCTAATATAATCTCGACATCACAAGTGGTTGTCGGCAAGAAGATTGCCCAGCCGGAATTGTTCACTAAAGGTTGTACAGAAGTAGCTCAGGGTATGGTTGACGTTCTCAACTCTATTCACCCTGATGAAGCAGCACACGCAAATTAATATGTTCCAAAATCCAATCCGTCCCGTTAAGTGTACCTTCGGTAAAGACATCGACGCGAGCGTGAAGAACTTTGTTCACGAGCGTATCGAATCTATACAGAATGCTACACGTACATTACGCGAGACGGATGTACCAGAATGGCGTCGTCTTATACAAGGGAAGCCTTCTGAAGAAAAGAAGTCGTTTCCTTGGGAAAACGCCTCAAATGTTGTGATTCAGATTATCGGCACTTGCCAAGATATTCTGAAGGCAGCGATAATGGGCAGTATATGGGGAGTACTGCCCATTTATAATGCGGCGTTAGTAGGTGAGTGGGAAGAACAGGAAAAGGGTGAAGACCAACGAAACGCACTCGAAGAAGCAATGGTGTACTTTGCGAGTGAGCCGGAAGAATTAGACTTGTATCGAGTCGAGAATTTGTGGTTTGGCGAAGGGATAGGGTTCGGAACTTCGTTTACGAAAACACCCTATGAGTACCTAACCGAGACACAAATTGTCGGCTTGTCGTCTTTAGAATCCGGCGGGGATCAACCAGACGAAAAAGAGTTTGTACGCAAGTACGGGCCATCACCGGAGAAGATACCGTTTGAAGACTTTCTCGTTGAACCAACAGCCTCTACACTGTATTTGGCTGACTTCAAGTGTCACATTCGTCACTTTAAGAAATGGGACTTAGAAGATCGCCGTTACAAAGGTTTATACGAGAAAGAAGCAATAGACTCAATAATACAGAGTCCTGACAGACACGGCCCACCTACTGTACAACAACAAGCCCAGCAGGATATGGGCATTACTCTATCGAGTATGCCTATTGAAGCGACGTGGGATGTGTATGAGTGTTGGTTCAAGTACAATCATCCCAATGGTAAGACCTACTCGTTACTCTATACATACCACTTTAAGAGTAAGACCGTTCTGAAATGTGTCTTCAATTTCTACCCTGATAACGACGACCCATTTGATATGTGCCGTTTAGGATGGGATGATGACGGCATATATGGCATGGGCTTTGCGAAGATGCTCAAACACTATCAGGAGGAGGTGTCAACTGGGCACAATCAGCGTGTTGACAACAGGACTCTTGGTAATACGAGTATCATACGTACAAGCAGAATCAGCAAGCTCGACAGTAATTTCGCTGTATACCCCCTTGCTACAATACCAGGCGAAAAAGACGAAATAGAAGTAATGCAGCTTGGTACTAACTACGCACCCGATATACAAGGTGAGCAGTTAACACTCTCCTTGGCAGAACGCCGTGCAGGCGTGGAAATGGGCGTCCAAGCTGGTGGTGGTGGTACGACGAATCCCAAGAAGGGTGTCTACAGTGCAATGGGTACCTTTGCAGTAATGCAGGCGGGTAATCGCCGAAACAACATGCGTACTGCGGATATGCGTTACGCGCACATACAACTAGGGCGGCGTATTCTCAAATTATATAGTTACTTCGGATTAGGTGACAAGGCGAAAGTATTTGGACGCAAGGAGCAATTTCTCCGTCAGGCATTACAAAACGTTCGTAATGGTAGGATGACCTTCCCAATACGAGCCGCGACTGAATCAGTAAACAAGGAATTAGAGAAACAAAACCTGATGCTTCTTGTGAACGTGGTGAAACAACACCACATGGGTATCGCTCAAATACTACAAAGTATTGCCCAAGGCGGTTCAATGATGCCGGATGAACTTAAGAAGTTCATGGTTGATACCATCAAAGCATCCGACTACTTGATGCAAGACTTACTACGAGCTTTCAATATGAACGATGTGAGCAGGCTACTTCCATTGCCTGACTTCATTAAAGGAGCTATGAATGTCATCTCAAGTCCACAACCAAACGCCGGAGCCACAGAAGCCGCCGGGGAATCTCTCGGAAACAATGTTCAGCGAGTTAATGGGAACGCCGGGTCTGGAATCCCTGTTAGTGCATCCGGCCTTCCGCAAGTATCAGGAGTACCTCAGTAAGTTACGGGCGTTTTATGCCGCCTTACTGATTTATCAGTCACCGACAGAACGCTTCGATAGTGAACTGAAAGGGAAGATTAAGGAACTAGACGAACTAATCGGACTCCCAGAGATTATAAAAGATCGACTAAAGAATAAAACAAAGAGCGAGGTAGTGTAACATGGGGTGGGGCAATAAAGACATCAACTACAAGGAAGAGTTTGGTGTAGAATCCAAAGAGGAGTTACTAGCGAGACTTGCTGAAGTAAATACTCTAAAGACTCAGAATCAAACTCTTGAGACGAAACTTACAACTAACGAGGCCAATCTCAATACTGTTAAGGCTACATTGCTTGAGATTGAGGAAAAGGTCAAAACATTACAGCCGGTGGCTGTAAATAACAATAACAACAATAATAACAACAACGTCGAGATTCCCAGTGTGAACGACGATGAGAACGCGGCCTTTGCCGCTAGGATGGCTCCGCTTTATGCTCAAAACTTAAATACTACTGCACTTGTGGTAGAAGATCAAGTCCTGCGTCGTATAGCCGCTGTCGATCCTAGATTTCCAAAGTTTGAGAAAGAAGTACGTGACTTACTACACACAGCTCACATCAGTCAGCGCGCCAACATGGGAGTTAATCCTAAAACGAGTAAAACCTATGCAGAAGAAACAGTTGAGAATTGTTATCTCATTGTGAAGGGTCGCCATGCGGACACTATTGTACAGGATACAGTAGCAGGCAAGGGCGAGTTTTTTGTAGAGCCGGCGCGTGGTGCAGGTAATTCGGGGTCAAATAACACACCGACTGATCCTACTGTATTGACCGATGACGATAAGAAGATCATAGCCAAAATGGGTGTATCCGAAAAGGTCTACCAACAGATACTTAAAGAAGGTGGCCCAAACATGGGAGGATCGCTGGCCGGTAAGACAGCGTTTTAATTATTATGCCAATCAAATCAACAAATGATGCTACGACAGTTAAAGGGCAGATGAGTACACCTGTAACGAGTGTAAGTCAGCCTTCGGCACATCAGCCTCTCTCAGAACAGGTACAGTCTATTCCTAAAACGGAACTTGAAGATAGGTTTTACGAACTGAGTGAAGACGAGGTACTTCTTGATGAAACTTTAATTGCAAAACCAATCTTTATTAACGAAGCATATAAGATTAAAGCTAAAGACAGACACTATGCATTTTACTGGGGTAACTACGGTAGAAATGGTAGTACGGCTCGTTACTCTCAGTTACTTGCAATGGGCTTTCAAAATGCTTCTGAGGATGATCTACTACCAAAAGATCAAGGTGGACATCAGGCACAGGTGGATGGTGGTAAGTTAATACTTGGCGATTGTATCTTAATGAAGATGCCTCGTAATAGGTATCTTGCTCATTTAAAATACAATATGCAAAAGTCCAGCGACATGCTTGTGCCACAGAAGATACACGAAGCGGCTAAAGGGCGCATGGGTTCGCTTATTACAGGTAATCATGGAATGCCAACAATGGATCGTCATAAGGGTGACGTGTTTATACCTAAGGGTGACGACATTCGTGATGTACCTGTAGGTTCGAATAGTGCGATTGAACAAAAAGTTTTTGAAGTAGTAGAACGCGGGACGTAGTTCAATTTGTATGATGAGGAGAGTAACAAATGGCTGCTGTATTATCGGATCATCAACCGATCCGTGTCGTTCAGACCATTTCGGGTAACAACCCTCTTTCTGGAGAGGAACCTGAACAGTTGTCTCAGACCTTTCTTGAAGGTGTTCCGGTAATGCTGAACAGCGGATTTATTAAAGAATGGGATGCTACTGCGAATATTGCGGTGGCTACAGCAACGGCGGGTATTGCTGGAATTTCACGAGCACCAGGAGCGAACCTTAGTTCTAGTGGTAAGGGTGCTCCTACTGCTTTCACAGGGGTAGGTGCTCCTGCTGCTGCACCGACATTTGGTTCAGTACTGAATCAGGCAAGTGCGATTAACTTCACACCTGGCGCACCAATGGTAACAGGACGTACTCCATTTGAGATAGCCTGTCCTGATACTATTTTCGAGGCTACTTTTGACGACGCGGGTGGTAGTACAGTCAATGCTACTACTAATGTCAATATGAAGGGCAAGAGATTTGGACTTACTAAGGATACGACCGGCCATTGGTATGTGGACTTTGCCAAAGTAACACAAGGTACGAATACTTGTGTTATCATTAAACAACTCAGTCCTCTCGATGGCGCAATTCAAAATGGTCGCGTCTGGTTTGTATTTGAAAACGCTTTGATGCAGTTGTCTGGTAACTAATAGCTAGTGTGTTAAACACACTGAAGGGAGTATAGTATGACAATGGTACGCGGTGCATTCCCACAGCTATTAGCTACGGGAGCACATGCTGTTTTCGTAGAGTGGAGAGACATCAAACAACGTGAGCCGGAGTTTGAAAAGATCTTCAATGTAGAAACGAGTACGAAAGCATTTGAAGATGAGTTTCAGATGGTCGGCTTGGGGCCGATGCCGGAAGCACCGGAGAATACGCCTACGGCGTACTTTGATGGGATTCAGGCAGGTATCAAGCGTTACCTACATTTGACCTATCGAATGGGTTCACGTGCGTCGTGGGAGTTAGTCGAGGACGATCAGTATGGCATTATTAATAAAGTGCCAGAAGCCCACGTCAAAAGTGCCCGTTTCACACAAGAGATGGTCGCTGCGAACATCTTTAATCAAGGTTTCACATCTATCGTCTCGACGGATGGTGTGTCGTTGTTTAACACTGCTCACCCGTTGGTAGGTGGTGTAGCTGCGACTAATACTGCGCCGGGCATCACAAACGTAATCACGGCTGCTGGAACCTATCCAAATCGACCTACACCAGACGTTGATCTATCAATCACCGGACTTCAGTTTATGGCGAACGTGTTCGAGAGATTCCCTGACTCACAAGGATTGCCGAGTCACGCCAAGCCAAAGTATATTCTGATCCCGCCGGAGTCCAAGTTTATCGCTCGTGAGTTATTGGGTAGCAGCGGTAAACCCTATACGTCCGATAATGAGATTAACGCCTTGTTGGGTGAGGACTTAACCTTTATGGTTAGTCATTATTTGACGAGCCAAAGCACATGGTTTGCCCTCGCTGACAAAGGCAACCACCAACTAAAGTTCTTCTGGCGTAAGAAGCTCGACGCCAAGTACGATGATGACTTCGATACTGGTGCACTGAAGACTATATCCTACATGCGTTTTTCCTGTGGGGCGACTCACTGGATTAATACGTATGGAAGTAACGGGCCGTAGACAGTATTCCTTGTCTATTTGGCGAGTGCTGTATGTCAACAGTCGTGGTCGAAATAGACTAAGGACACCCCAAGGGTTTCTGCGAATAGCTCTTTACCTTGGGGTGGTTTGTTGCAGAGAGTGGATGACGGAAAATGGGTGACACACTAATACGTGGCAGACTACAGCACAAGTACCACGAGTGTGGCCGTTGTACAGTGCGTTACCCATTATCCCAATTAACATGGCAAAATGGTATTCTGGTGTGTTATGTAAACTGCTACGATACACAACTACCAGAACAACGTGATGCGGAAATGGATCGTAAAGTAGCACAGGCTAGTCAATCACGAGAATTACAGCCTGACATGAAGATAACCGACGGCGCAGCAATGGAAGTGGATGATGTGATGTTTGTGCCGTAAAGGAGCTATTGTGGCACATATACGTCTTGTTAACAAACAGGATGAAATAGTGAAAGAAAACAACAACTTCCGTCTCGAACTCTCTGGTAGTCTTGCACTACCACGAGTTATCGAAGAAGGTGGAATACTTTATAGATTTGATCGTAAAGAAGGTTCAGTTACAGTCTATAAACAATCAGATGTTTAACAAGCCTCAACACACCCATGTGCCGGTGAAGAAGAAACCCGGTGGGAGGATTATAGTATGAGTCGTACTGATGGACGTTTTGAACAGAAACTACCCGTTACAGATGCGTTCTTGCCGATGGACGCGAGTGACTTCTTTTCAGTAGGTGCTGGTGCATCTACACTCACTCTCAATGCCAAAGGCGATGTATCGTTTAACATGGCCGCGTCACTTGCAGGAAAATGGATTTGTTCTGTTACGGGTCTGTTGTTTCGTAAAGGAATGGCACCATTTCTACAGGAACAGTTTGGTACTGCTGCTGGGGTTGCTGGACCAACCGCTGTCGCTAATACAAGCGACCCTGATGCTAGTATTGGCCCGCCTCCACAAACCGGGCAACTCAATATCACGCCGCAAACAGGATTTCTACCGAAGGGTGTCAAGATTGTTGATGTTGTATTACATTACTTTATAGGTACAAATCCTCTTGCTGTACATACAGCAGGAATCTCCAAAACAGTAAAGCCGACTCCTGGCACACCAGCCGCCTTAGTTGTAACTGACATTGTGGCTAATGCCGCAAATGGACTTGCTACTGCTGCGAATGCGTTAAAACAGTCTACATTAATTGCAGTAGCTTCGCCTACATTTAATGTTACGGACTTGTCCGAGTTAATAATCGAAGTGGACGCAACAACGCCTGCCGGTGGGACGTATCAAATGTACGGCGGCACACTTCACGTACAGTATAACTACAACTAAGTGACAAGGGAGATTTCGAATGGCTGATGTACAACATTTTGCAGGTATTGTAACTCCATCTAATACAACGGCTACTTTATGTGGCGATCACGTTTCATGGGGGCATGACCCTAATCCACCTGATCCGTGGGGATTTTGGTGGTCTACTGATGATAATAGTTTAAAATTCACGGATGGTAGTAGTGTAGTTCATACTGTGTATTCGTTAAACAGTTTAAAACGCTCCATCACAATACATATGGACGGTGGAGCTGGAACTCCGGCAACAGGAGCGAAACAACGATGGTCAGCTCCTTGTGCGTGTACTATAACAGGTTGGGTTCTTCTCGCGGATGCAGCAGGGGATGCTGTTATAGATGTTTTGAGAAGTACTTATTCAGGATTTCCAACAATAGTGAGTATAGCAGGTACTGACAAACCTACTCTTGCGGCTGTACAAAAGAATGAGAATCTCGGGCCCTTGTCAAACTGGACAAGTGTAGCTATAGCAGCAGGAGATGTTTTGGAGTTTAATCTTGATAGTGTTGTTACTTGTAAGATACTTGATTTGACGCTGAATATCACTGTAACATAGTATGGCAGAAGAATTACAAATCTTGTACCAACAGATTGCGGACATTACTAAGCCATTATGTATGTCTGGTAGTGGGTGTGGTGTGTTGGCACAGAAGCCATATCATTGTTGTGAGAAGAAATACTGTGATATGGCAGCTAAATTTGCATTGGATGGGTATGGTATAGTACTTCAACCGACAGGTCACGAGATTCCTTTTATGGGGCCGACTGGATGTACTATACCATTACATCTACGACCTATTTGTACAATACATTGTTGTGCTATTACATGGGCACAACATAGTGCAGAGAATCCTGAATATTTTGAGTTACGACAGAAGATTTTTGATAGTGAGCGGATAGCAGGAAGGAAGATACCATGCCAATAGGCCCGATGTTACAATCTGCTCAAGGAACAGATGCTCCGGTAACGTTTCCTGGCGACAATTCAGCAGGAAGCCTATTGGTAGTTTTCGTTGGTAAGCCAGCTTCTATTTCTAATGGTTCTGCCATAATAACTTTTTCTGATTCACAGGGGAATATTTATGTGGCGCTACCAGTTAGATCCAATGTACCTGCGACCTGTTGGGAGCAAACTTTCTACTGTCTTAGCGCAAAAGTCGGGCCTAATACTGTTACAGCGACAATGACTGACGGTATACTTACGCCTCAAACTGGGGTGATAGTTGCTGTTCATGAGTTTCCCGCTGGATTGTCATTTGATGCTAGCTCTTTTGCCACTGGCACTGGTTTATCGCAAGATTCTGGTGGTATTGCTACCTCTTTTCCCAATGAACTTCTATTTGGTAGTGAAATGGCAGGCACAACTTCAGGACAGACTTCAGTAACAAGCGAAGCGTCATGGACTTTGGCTGAAAGTTTCGCTGGAGCTGGTCTCACGCAATATAAGATTGTCACGTCAGCCGGAACGTATCACTCTCTTACTACTGCTACTACTGGCAAGGGTGGCTCGGTTGATTGGGCAGCGAAGATCATAGGATTTAATGCTCCAAATACAGCAGTGGCAGATAGTAGTATTATAACATTTTGAAAAAAGAAAAAGAAAGAGGAATGAAAATGGAAAAACAATTCTTGCTTGTCGTTCGCAATATCAAGGGATTTCCGGTATTTCAACTGATGAACGTGGCCAGCAACTATAACACTCTTGACGATGAAAACGTGATGGGGTCATTAGGTGGTGGGCCGTCACCGTTTAGTGTGTCGCTTACTGAACCTAACAATACACCTTTCACACTAACTTGCACTGAGTAGGAGTTAAGATGGCAAACGACTTTACAGTAAATCCGTGGTCTATTGACACCGCTTACTCTACACCACCGAGTGCTGGACATATAGTAAGTTCACAGATTAAGGCTATTTCTATAACCTGGTCGGATCAAGTAGCCGCAGGAGATCAGGTAGTGATAAAAGATAGAAATGGCAAGATCATTGTAGATGCCAAGGCCCAAGCAGCGAATACGGCTATTATTTTAGCCAGTCCGTCTTGGGTATCGGGGCTTTTTGTGCCTACATTAGTGAGTGGTAAGTTGTCAATAACGGTACACAAGGGATAATGCCAACACAACAAATAAAGCCGGTGTATGCGGGGCCGTTTCAAGGTGTTGACGTGTCAATGCCAGAAACAGACATTGCCCCGCAGTCATCGCCGTTTTTGCAGAATGTTGTTCTTCGTAATGGTGAGATACGTTCACGACCAGCACTCATGTTTCTAATGCAAGGGCCGCAGGATGGTACTGCGGTTCGCTGTATTACTTGTTTTCAAGATATAAACGGCGTCGCTCATACTGTTTGTATCACACGTACTGCCATCTATCAACTAAGTAGTAACTGGCAATACATGATACAACACGGAACAAACCCGTGGCTTGTGTTGGCTAATTTTGGATCAACACAGCCGGATATACCTTATTCATATGCTATACTACAAACGAATCTCTTTTTCACAAATGCCGGATCAGGTATCTTCCAGTGGAATGGGATGACGAACACGGTACAGAGTGTTGGCAATCTCGCAAATGGGACGGTGTTTAGTGGCTTTTACTTGATGGAATTGAATGCTAAACTCATTACAGCCTACACAATAGAATCACTTAGTGGCACAACAAACGTCTTTCCGTTTCGTATCAGGTGGACTTCTACTGCGCCCAGTTTCACTGCTGGATTAACACCGTGGGATGTCACAACGAATCTAGGTGCCGGCTTCAATGATGAGTTTGATGTACCTGATGTTATTACAGGTATCCTACCACTAGGTCGTGTTGGCTATATCTATCGTAGTAATGGTATCTCCGAGATGATACCTAACGGCAATGGTAATGGATTCGACTTCGATCACTTGTGGGCGTCTGATAGAGGTATTGGTTCGATTAACGCTCAAACCTTAAGCGGCTACGGCCCGATGCATATGTTTATGGCTAATGATGATATTTACAAGTTGACACCTAACAGCTTCGATCAGGTAGGTGGCCGTGCTCTCAACGCTATAAAACAAGACATTGCACAGGCGAATGGTTTTGTGCTAGGTACAATCGTTCCGTATATCAACATTGACTACGTGTACTTAACATACTGGCTCGTTATACCACTCGCAAACAACGTATCAAAGATATGGATATACGACATCAAACAGGACAACTGGACAGCACAAGTTTTTAACAACAAGGTTTTCACAGCGAAGCCTAGAAATGTGTACACGTTGTAATGGGAATCGTACTACCAGGTAGTGATGGTGGTGGTGCTGTAGGACAGATTCCTCCTGCTGGAGCGCCAGCTGGTGGTGGCTCAGGTGGTAGTGGTAGTGGAGGGGCGAGTACTAATCCGACGATCAACCTAGCAAATCTACCAGTTACAGGAGGGTTGATTGGTTATCAGATTAACTTGTTGTTTCCGTTGTTCGATACTATATCAAAGTCCAACATGATCTACGTGATGGACTCAAATAACTTCAACACGGAAGAGGATGTTGAGTACGATTTTAAGGTGGAAGAGTTTGAGCCGGGCAATGAAGCTACGATACATAGAGTGTTGGTTCGGTATAGAGACTTAGGACAAGTTACTTTCACACTGGCGGTGTTAAGTGCTGACAAGCCGAATATAGACACGACAAAAGGTAGCGGCAATGCACAAGTTATTACGGTCGGCAATAACGGCCCAAACAACATGCCGACAGGAAAGATACACACATTCAAAGCGAGTGTGAAGGTGACAACCGAGGCTCCACAAATTAAAGTGTTTCGTAGTGCTTTAGATGGCCCACTCGCAATTACTAAAGTAAAAGTATGGGCTTCCTACGGTGATGGTGACATAATCTAATGAAGAAGCCTATACGACCAACACACGGTAAAACGAATAATTACCAACAGGTGTTGGATCGTTTTCACGATATTGTAAACGGCGGGATAGACCTTGGTTCGATGTCTAATGCAACAGGAGTTAATGTACCGGGCAATGTAGGTAATACACATGTGTTTGTGAATTTAGTTCTTGTAGCGAACACGGAGTTTGCGGTAACACATAACTTGAATCGTGTACCTACTGGCTTTCATGTTGTGCGTACTGGAATGTCTGGCTTATCACTGATCGACAGTGGTACAGCGTGGACGAAGACACAGATATTCCTGAAGTCCAACCAAGCAAACCCGGTTGCAGTTTTACAAATTTACTAGTTTCAAAAAGGTGACAAAATGCCACTGACAGCAGCGAATAACACAGTACAACTCAATATTACCAGTACAGATGTTAACGGTAATACGAGCTGGAATCGTGGAGCGGGGAATCCGACACTTAATGGAGTGTTTGGTGATGGTGTTATAAACCAGAACTTTGCCATAGGTGCAAACGGTATTTCTGTTCCGGCCAATGTGTATAACTTCTATGCCAAGAACAACGCAGCACCCGGTAGCGGTATTACTGTAACCGTCATTATTAATATAAATGCCGGAGCCAACCAGACAATGGCTGTGTTACAACCTGGGGGACTTGTATTAATGTGGCAGGTTGTTAATGGTGTGGTGGCAAGTACGATCACTGGTGTCAACTTTACTGTTGCTGGTGGTGTCGCTCCTATCGAGTACTTCTTGGGTGGCTGATGCTTATTAAAGATTTGATGGCCGGTGTTCGACGCAAGCTCGGTGGACGAGACGATGTAGATGTGTCTAGTCCGTTATGGATTAAAGATTCGATTCTCGAACTTACCGAGTCATATCCATTTAACGAGCTTGAAGTACCGGGGCCGGTTGTTAATTTTGTTGTAGGGCAGTCCAACTATCGTATTGGTTACTTCACAAACAACAACGAGAAACCTACGATTATTTATAGTTGGTGGACTTCCACAACAACAACGATGACGCAGACCGGACGCAACTTGAAATATCGGACGACACCAGTTGTCGTGTCAATGTCAAAGATACCCGGACAAGTATCAAAGTGGACGAAACACGGTGTGGACTTTATAGTGGGAAACCAGCCTGACCAAGCATACGCATCGCAGATGTTGTACCAAAGAGAACATCCGTTTTTGTGCGATAAGTTTGATCCAGTTGCATTGATGAACCAGACTGTAATGATGCCGGATTCGTGGTCTATCATTATAGAGTTTCACGCCGCCATCATAGGTGCACACGAGTTACGTATGTCCGACTATGCAACAATGTATCATCAGGCGTTGTATGGTGATCCGGATTTTAAGAAAACTGGACGTGGAAATCCCGGCTTGATAATGCAACGTACATCTACATACGACAGGGATTCGAGCCAAAACGAACGTCAAATACAAATGGTTGTTTTGAAGTCTTGTGGGTAGGAGTTTACTATGGGAAGTCCAGGAACAGGGCCGGGCGGGAATATATTTCCAATACCACCGTTTTTAACCGGGTCGTCTAATGTAGAACCAGGATCAAGATTCGGCCAACACAATACTCCGACTGGCGGTGGAAGTGGTTCTATACCGGGAGGTGGATTTAATTTCGGTTTGATTGCAAATCCACCAATACACGGTATAATGGAGGACTCGCCAGGATTACGTGGGATGCAGGGACAGGGAATGAGTAGGTTTAGTAATGGTGGAATGGACAATGGTCTTGGTTTAACAGGAGCGTGGGCATCGTCAGGGTTTGGGCAACAGCAGGGGATGACTTCAGGTTTCAACTTCTTTAATCCTAGCGGGCCGTCATCTATACCCGGCAGTACTACATCATTCCCGGCATTTGGTATTGGTGATACAGCACTTCCCGGTGTATCAAATCCATCATCGCCATTTTCGAGTACAGCAGGATTCAGTGGCACAAGTGGATTTCCTGGTCTGCCCGGTGTAGATGCGAAGTCACTTGATAAGATATATGGTAAAGGTGTTGGTAATGCACTCGCAGCATTCTTGAGCAATGGGGCAGGATTCAATCCTGCTGTAATGCAAGCACAATTAAATGCCGCGAAACCTATTGAAGCGAAGACACTCTCAAAGATGCAAACAATGTTTGGGGATACAGGGAGTGCATACTCTAGTACAGCCGCAATAGGTTATGGCGACTTTGAAGCGCAATTCAACGCCGCCTTACAAGGCGAGTTCGCACAAGAGTATCAACAGTCTGTACAAAACTACTTGAACGTACTGATGGGCGTAAAAGGTGACGCAATGCAACAACACGCTCAAGAACCTAATTGGCTTAGTATCGCTAGCCAAATTGCGTCATCAATAATGCCGTTCTTCGCATAACGAGGTTGTATGATAGGTCAACAGGTTTCGGATTATATCAAGTCATCACAAGGTAGTAGCGTGCCTGATGCCGCGACTGCTGCACGTAGTAATGCTGAAGTATCGGATCAAGTGATGCAACAGATAATGCAGCAAATATCCGGTGGTGATATGGGTGGGATGGTACAGAATCGCCCACAGGTTATGCTGCCGACGCCGGTGATGCCTAAACAAATACCTATGGGTGAGCCACAACAGATCCATGCCACGACAGCAGGTGGACAGAAACGCAACGACATCTCATCGTTAATTAGTAGCGTGTCGAATATTGTAAAGGCGGGTGTTAACAAGAAGCGAGAGAAAGACTCCCGTGATCTTGAGGCTGACCTTGCATTGATTACGGCGGCGAGTAGTAATCCACAAGACCCCCACAACCGTGCAATACTCGATGCCCTAAGCCAAGATCCCAAACGAATGAAACGTCTTGAGAAGGCGATTGGCTATAACCCGTTAAGTGGTGAACCACCACCACCTGAAACACAGACGATGATGAAGTTCTCTAAAGACAATCAGCAGAAGCAGGCGGCCAAACAACAACAGATCACACAAGCTATAGCATCGCAACTGGGACCACAAGCGGCTCAACAGGGTGGAGCGTCGCCACAAAGTATCCCCGGACAACAACCTGGACATGCTATGGATGCGTTGATGTCAAGAATGCCAAACACACCACAGTTGAGTCCAATGGTACAACTACAGGCAGGTTTGATTAAAGCCGGCATCCTTCCTAGTGCTGATAAGTCACTCACCGCGTTGACAGGGTTGTTCAAAGATATAATGACGAATGACGCCAAGTATGCGGAGATACTTGGTAAATTGCAAATGCAAGATAAAGTTCTTGCTGGTAAATTACAGGAAGTACGTGAACGTGGTCGTTATTTACTCGACCAAGAAAAGATGAAACAAGAAGGTGCCGGATCACGAACTGATGTTAGAGCTAAAGCTACAGTAGAGAGTGCAAAGATACGTGCTGAGGCACAGAAGGAATCGGCCAAGATACGTCAGGAGAATGTCAGTAAGCGTGCCGATGTCACGAGACAACACAAACTACTTGTGGACGAAGTTAAACAAATCGACCAGGACATCAAGAATCTGGACGTACAGATCGCGTCCGCGGATAAAACCCGTAAGCCTCAGTTGATACAAGAACAACAGATGAAGAAGGAGTTGAAAAACGCCAAAGAACAGTTGATGGATGTCTACGACAAACAAGGAGCGCAGTTAGATCAAGTAATCAAGCAATCGCCTACATCACAACTTGATAGTGGTACGTCGAATGAAGACGATCTAAGTAAAGAAATGGACGACGAGGATAAGATTTTTTGATGCCGACACAGGATCAAAACACGTCTGTACCAATACCTGTAGGAGCGATGCCATCTACTGAGACACCCCAGGTACAAGCGAAGCCTACCGTCAAGCGTGGACAGTGGTTGCGCAACAGGCTGAACTCGTTATATTCTGATCCAGTCTACAGTAAGGCGAGTACGGAAGTACAGAAGTATTATAAGGATAAAGCCTATGATAAGTGGGTGGTACCGTACTATAAGCATATCGGTGAAAAGCCGATGTCCAAGGATACGTTTATAGGTGGTGGACAAGACCCTGCTGTACGGGAACGTATTGCAGTGGAGACACTGGCAAACAAGAGTGATAAAGAGCAACTTACTATACTGAAAACTAGTTCCAAAGTTTTGTCGGGTGTCTCGAATATACTCGACGTTGCCAATTCATTTAATCCATTTACAACAAAAGAAGGTCGCGAGTACACACACAAGTTGTTGTCCACCAGCGAGAATTACTACGACAAACAAGCACAGGATTTAGAAGATCGAATACAAGATAAGGGTGGACACGATTTAGAGACTAAAGTAACGAGTCTCGGCACACAGATGATCTTCTTTGAAGCATCTGGTGGCAGTGCTGCTGCTAACGCACTTCGTATAACGAATCCAACATTTGTTAAAGCCGTGACTCCTACAATTAAGACACTATGGAATGGTGCGATAACGGGTACGTTATGGGGCGCGACGACAGGTTCCAAGGCGAAAGAGTTGCCAGATGATGCGGCTACATTCGCGCTCGTAGACCTAGGACTGAGCAAAGCAAGTTCCGTGTTCTTTAAAGTGTTTGGAAAGTTTATTGAACGCAGTAAAGTAGTACAAACTGTACAAGGAGCTGCTGAAGACCTTGTAGCGGGAAAGGGTGTCATACGACCTAAAGTAGAGGACTTTGTAAAAGCTCAAGAACCAACTGAACAAATTCCTGGATTGATTGTAGGAAAACGTCCCGATCGTTTTAGTCCTATTAATGTTAATGAACAGGCTTCTAAAGCCGCTGTAGCAAAAGCCTTAAATGAATCTGCTCAAAAAGTAGCTGGAGGTGACACTAACGGAGCTTTTAAAAGATTAAGTCCTAAGGAACAAAAGGCGTTACTAATGCGCCTTACAATGGTTACAAAGCAGTCGTCCAGTACATCGCTTAGTGGAATGTTTGACGAGGCGATGCTTCGAGATGGTGAAGAGTCTATGAAGACGGTTGTGCCTGCCGCAGCCAAGATACAGAGTGAGATAGATCAAGTAATAAAGAGACACGGTGTTGATCCGACGGAAGCAAAACTGGCGACGAAATTACCTCGTCATAATACAACAGCAGATTCTCCAATACAGCATATTACTGCTCGTATGTCCTATCTACAGAATCGACTCAAGTCACATGTGCGTGAAGATTTGATAATGTCTGATGTAGATACACTACGAGAGGCGTTACGTCAGGAGAAACAGTTGTATGCACAAGTCAAGAACAAAACGAAACCAAGCTACGTGTTAGGTGAAGGTGTTCCTCTTGAAAACGCTCCTGATGTGAAGAGACATTCGTTAATTGATTCAGAGGGTAAAGAGATTGGTCATGTGCAGATTTCAGTTTCAGAAGACGGTGTTGCTGATGTAGGTTGGTTTGGTCCAAATGATCGTAAGATGGGAAAGCCTCTTGATATAGGTACAGATGAAATACTTCGTCTTAAGACTCAGTTAAAAGATCAGTATCCTAATATCAAGACTATCAAGGGTAAAGCAACAAGAGCCAGGGAATTGAGAAGGGAAGAACGTCGTAGAAAGGATTCTGAATAATGGGTGGTGTCGTAGTAGCTCCAGTGGAACAAGGTTTGAAAGAGTCACTTGTTCAAGGTGTCAAAGCACTTGAAACACATTCAGGTGGGGCGTTGCTACGTTCGTTGGGAAAATGGGGTGAGGAACTGGCTGGATTGACGACAAAGTTTGAACAATTCCGTGATGGTAATAAATCATTCAGCCGAGAGACTGTAAACAAGTTATTTGGTGAAGTACCAGAACAACACCACCAAGATGTGGAAAACTTTATACTCGGCAAACCACACACACTACCACCACAGTACCACCCACAAGCGCAGAAACTTACGACACTCAAGAACACTATTGAGAGTAAAGCAGCTCAGTCAGGGCAGAAAGTAATTGTCGCTAAGAAACGTGTTCCATTCATCCTGAACAACGAAGGGCCGTTTGTTCATCATGAGAATCTTACTATACCGAATCACCCTGACCGTGGCGCGGCGATACAAGAAGTAATGAACTACCTGAACAAACCACGAGCGGATGCGACCAAAATACTGGACGCTCAATTAGGTATGGAGCGTGGTCGTAATGCCGTATCGCATATGTCGTTTCCGGACTTACGTATAAATACTGGGCGACTACCTGTAAGCCAGCGATGGTCAAAATGGGCCGAATCCGCAGCAGAACGTATTAGTCAGAATGTATTCTTCGGAGCAAAAGACCAGAACTTGCAAGGTATTGTGTCAGCAATATACGAAACACAAGGTCATGTTAGTGCCAACACTGCGGCTGACTTTATTGATGTTTTACTACACGAATCGAATGTAGGAGCATGGCGTCGTGGTACTGGTGCAACTGTCAAAAGTGCGTATAGACCGTCTAATGAAGTGGAGAAAGTTGTTCGGAAGTTTAGCGGTTATTTGATGACTAGTCGTCTTATTGTGCCGCACTTCTTTCAACCGACCAACGTCATGTTGAATGAAGGCTTCATCAACACACTTGCCGGTACATGGGAACGTATTACTAACTACGATCAATGGAAGGAGTTAGTTGTACATAGTGGCGCACTAGAAGAAGAACTCCATCGTAACAATGAGAATGTATTAAAAGGTGGCGAAGGTCTATTCCACAAGTTATTTCACCAACCCGGCTTTCATTGGATGCGGGCGAGACAGATTGAAGTGGCCGCGTTATCATCACAACGCGAGATAGAAATGGCCGCTGGAAAGGTATTAGGAGCACAGAGTAGTGGGTGGGATTCGCTTATGACAGGGGGGCGCGACGGTGCGGAAGCGACTCTCAAGAGATTAGGTATTGATCCTTCTGAAGTACAACGTGCAGGTGGACTGACGGATGAGATGCGTAAAACGGCAATGTATAATTCGGCCAAGAATGCTATGTTTTTCCGCACTCCACTAAATACGCCACCACTACGAGACGCGGGGCCGTATCGCCGTATTTCATTTATGTACAGTCACTATCATTTTAACATGTTCCGTATTTTGAAGAATGGGTTCAAGGATTCGCTCAAAGAACATGGTATTGCTGGTTTGACAGCATATGTTGGTAAATTGGCTACTGTACTTCCGGCGGCGGGTTTTTTGCTACAGACAGTAGAAAATGGTATCTATCGTAAGAATTTCGACAATCGTGATCTTAGTCCGACAGGTATTGATCCGGTTGATATGTACTTGAATGCCCTCGCCCACGCGAGTGCGTTTGGCATTATCTACAGTATTAGTCGAGCCAACAAACTATCGTTACTGAATAACGTAGTTCTTGGCCCTATACCAAGTGTAGGTCTAAATACCGGGCAAGACATACTGAAGGCTGTGGAGGGATCGCCTACATACACAGGTGAGAAGAAACACGACATACGTCCGGTAGAACGGGACTTGTTGAAACATATCCCAGTGATTGGGCCTACAGTAGCGGGTACATTGGTGCCATACGACGAGAAACAAGTATCAACCCACCGACCAATACGCCACAAGAAACCAAGTGGCGCGGGGTGGATTTTTGAATAAAGGAGCTGTGTATATGTTTGATGGTATTTCAGTTGCATCGAGACTAGCTAAAGCAGTGGCGTTTGCTGAGGGGTGTATTGACAGGCATGAGAACTACAACAAGTTGTCACTTCCGTATCGACTCAACAATCCGTGTGATCTTAAGGTGACAAACAGTATGTTTACCTATCATACACATCCCAGTGGCAAACTGATGTTCGCTGATATAGGTATCGGTTGGAATGCCGGCGTTCATCAGATAGATTTGATGCTTACAAACGAGTCGCTAATCTACAAGAACACAATGACGATTCAAGAAATGGCGAATCACTATGCGAAAGAACATTCTACAGTCCACGATCAGACTGATGCTAATAACTGGGCAAAGAATGTGGCGTTGTTCTTGGGTGTACAAACCACAACTACGTTGTTACAGTTAATAGAACGAGATGAGAAGTATGCCAAAGGAGAGTGGTTAGAACTTGGTAATGAACCAGCTCCTATAGTACCACAACCTGTTGACACAGCAGTTCAGGTGTCATCAGGTCAACCGTCTTCAACAAATGTAACGAAGAGTAGTTTCGCACAGAGACTTAAAAAAGGAGAATGACAATGGGACAGATGCAGTACACGTCAGGGTCTTGCGAGGCCGTTCGTAGCGAGATCAATAAACTGGAAGATAACAGCCAGCGTACGACAGAAGGAACGCTGAAACAATCAATCACGCAGAATGTCACAAACAGCGGCCTCGGTAGTGGCGAGTTCAAAGCACCGGGCGCGCACAAAGGTAAAAAATCGTAGTGAAGATCGTCCTCAACAGTTACACCGGAATCGGCTCGTGGTTCATACTTCGTTTACTCGAAGAGGGCCACGAGGTTGATTACCACTACATAGGAAAGCCTAACAAGGGTGAGGCGTGTCTTAGTGGCATTATCCCACCCGCGTTGAAAGGTGAGATTGATTATAGTAAATACGATTTGTCTATATTTGATCTTACTGGCAAAGCTCGTGAGGCGGAGAAGTCATTGAAGCTGACACCTACGATGGGTGATTCACTACTTGCATCCAAACTTGAAGAAGATCGTCTCTTTGGTATCGAAATAATGGAGCGCAGTGGTATCAACGTACCACCATGGGATGTCTTCGATAGTATTGATGCGGCTCGTAAATTCGTCGCCAGGACTAAAAAGCGTTATGTGTTTAAGCCATTCGGCGGCCAAGATCAAAGTGCGATGACTACATACGTGAGTGAGTCGGCTGATGATCTGCTGGAATACTTTACTAACTTGGACGAACAAACAAAAGGCGCACAATTCTTACTACAAGAGTTTGTATCAAACGGTTGCGAGGTATCCACCGAAGCATACTTCAACGGAGAAGACTTCTATCTTGTGAATGCTACTATTGAAGAGAAGAAGTTTATGGACGGCAATTTAGGGCCGGCGACGGGGTGTAGTGGGAATCTCGTGTGGTGTTACGATGAGTGGCCAAAAATATTTAAAGATGGATTATTGAAACTAGGAGAGTTCCTACATGAAACTGGTTACAGAGGGATGTGCGACCTCAACACAATCGTCACCGAAAGTAAACTTTACGGACTCGAATGGACACCCCGCTTTGGATACGACGCCAGTGCAACACTCTTTTCGCTACTCCCCACAGGGACGTTTGGTGATTTCCTCTACGGCATCGCGTCCGGTGAAAGAGTCGATCACATACAGCCAATCAAAGGGCAGTATAGTGCAGCGGTCAGGTGTAGCATCCCGCCGTATCCGTTTGAGGAATTGAAGTCAGGCTTACAGCAAGTGGGCGTACCACTAAAAATGGAGCCAGAACACTTACGAGACTTCTGGCTTTGGGATGGTTGTCTTGTGGAGAATCGTCTCGTGTCATGTGGACAGGCGTATGGAGTAATTGGGGCGCCGATTTACACGAGCGACAGTCCATTGGGGGCGTTTGAGAAGGTGTATGCGATGCTTCATAAACTGAAGATACCCAACCTTCAATATCGAACCGACATGGCCAAACAAACAATACAGCGTATGCGACACGCAGAATCAATGGGGTGGCTACGGCCGTGAATGCAGTTACCTATTACAGTAAAGGATTGGACTATACTACCACTGTCGGTACTATCAGTCACAGTGTTAGTATACGTGGGTGTGTGGGCAGCAGAGAAGTTAGGGCTGACTAGAAGAACGAAGACGTTTGCGGAACATGAGAATCTGTATTGGGCAAAAATGCGCCGTGTGTTACGAGAGGAGTTAGATCGTGGAAATAACGATAAGGGTGATTGACCATAAAGATCAACGCTATGAAACCTGCGGCGACTGGCAGTTTACCGATTATGGATTACTTATCACCGTGTCGAAGATGGGCGACTTCCGCAAGGAAATGTGCGTGGCAGTACACGAGTTGTGTGAAGTATTGATGTGTATGCATAAGGGAATCAGTCAACATGATGTGGATAAGTTTGATATGGCATACGAGGAGAATCGTCGTGAAGGTGATGACAGTGAACCCGGTGACAGCCCACTCGCACCATACAACCGGCAACATATCGTAGCCACAGTGATTGAACGTATTCTGGCACACGAGTTGGATATTGATTGGGTGGAGTACGAAGAGACAATTAACAAACTGAGTTCGTAGGAGTCAACATGCCCGGTGGTATTGAGTTTTGTGCGTTGTCTGCGACAGGGATACAAGATCCTACAGGACAGGTGTTTGCATTCGGTACATGGTCTTTACAGTTTAAGCCAACGCCTAACACACCAGGGCCGTTTGTTGATACAGGAGCAAATGGGCCTAGTTTTGTAAAGATATTCGGAGGTAGTCTCGACGCAACGGGGAGTTTTAATAGTGGAGGTGGGGTAGTACGTAATGATGTCATAAGTCCGGCAGGTAGTAGATGGGTGTTACAGGTGACACCAGCCCTTATTGGCATGTCGTTTCAAGTGGAGTTGAATCTCACGGCAGCAGTGGTGGATTGTACCGCTGCGATTAATGCTGTTATTACGACGCTTATAACAACTCCAACTCCTATTTCACGTGCGTATAAAGACAGTGAGCTTATCAATATAGACGGTTCAGGGGGACTGTACTACGATGAAACACTGAAAGTGTTGAAAGTGTGGGATGCTGCTACTGGAACGTGGCTCCTACTTACACCTGGATTGTTTGTACCTAGTGGTACAGGTTTCACACACGTAACAGCAGGCGTACAAGATGCAGCGGCACGTAATGCTGTTCTGGCGTCTAGTGATTTTGCGAATCAAGGAACAATACACACTGTACTACATGGTAATGCTGCTGGTAATCCAGCTTTCGGTGTGGTCACGTCGGCTGATATTGATACTTCCATCGCTGCGACTGGCGTAGACATTAACACACTCAATCAAGTTATTGCGACACACTTAACTGTTCCCTTACCTGTTGTACAAGGCGGTACAGGTGTTGCTCTATCAACGGGTTCCGGTTCCAATGTACTTAGTATATCTCCCGCGCTACAAACACCAACGATAACAGGTACTGTAATAAATTATGACGGCTTCCCGACTGTAGGAACAGGATTGCCACCTGTTGTTGCGACAGCGGATTTGACAGGGCAGACTGCGAATATAGGAGCTACGGGATTAATAACACTCGGCCCTGCTGGTGGAGGAGTGTTCAATGTTGAAGTGTATATCATTGTTACATCAGTGGGTACAACAAGCACACTTCCTGCGGTTAACATTATCTACACCGACCGAGATAACAATACCGTACAAACAGTTCCCTTTAATGTCACAGTAAATACGAACACTTTGAACACGCTGGCCTTGGCTAGTTTCCCAATTAATGTTAAGTCTAGCACAACAATAAGTTTCTCCACAACCGGCTATGCTTCAACAGGCACGCCGATGCAGTATGCAGTACGTATTAAAGTGCTTGCACTAGGATAAAAAGGAGTCTCAAATGTTCAGCGCACACGTTCTTTTGTTAATCGTTGCTACTATATGCTGGCTCTTGGCCGCTGTCACAGGATTTGTAAATCGTCCATACGGGCCGCACATAGGGTGGCTTGGATTATTCTTTTATGGCTTGGCATTACTAGTGAGGTGACAAAGTGGATCAATTAATTGTAGATCAGTTAACGAGAAAACGGTCGATACAAGAATGGTCACAGTTGGAATTAGTACCGGCCAATCTAATGATTGACGGTGGCGGGGCTGATTCAGGCGGGCCGAATGCTTTGCCGCATGGCTTCTCTACGTGGTCTGGTGGTAACTTCGGTTTCATACCAAAAGTGCGTCTTAAAGGTCAGCCATGGGATAACTGTTATCGTTATAACACTCTCACTCGTGTGCCGTTAACAGCGACCTACTTCGCATATGGCATGTCGTTCAATATACCGAACCTAGCTGTGTTGAACGCTTTGACAGCATTTGAGAACGAAATTGAACCAAGTCTGAATAGGTTTCGATGGAATATGGCTTATCAATGGAAGCCTTCGTTAGTGGACGGTCCACCTGCGTGGCGTATTTTCAATCAGAAGCTGAGTACCTGGGAGCGAGTTCCGTCGTTACCAACACCAGTGGCGATAGTAGGACAGTGGGTTAATCTTGTGGCATTGTTCCAAGTTGATTGGGTACGACGCACAACATTACATGATTTGTGTATTATTGATGGTGTAACGTACAATGTCGGTATAACTCACGAAGCTGTACCGATACCTGTTACGTGGAGTGGTACACCCTACTTCCACAACGCCTGTCAACTCGATCCACTCGGTAACACAGGTAAGGCAGTAGGTGTAATGATTAAAGATTGGTGGGTTCGGATACTGTAGTTAATGTCGTGAAGTGGCCGAAAGAGAAGGAAATGATTCGTGACATATTCTCTGGTATTACTATTAGGGACATCTTCGATGCAGTGGGTCGTATACTGGTTGCCCTGGCTCTTGGTTATCTTAAGTTGCGTTTGGATTCTGAGAGACGCCATCGTAGAGAACATCAAAGAAGAGTGGCCGATAGTCTTAGAACCTGCCAAGCAAACCATACAGATAAACATGCCAGAAGTGCAGCCGCGGGGCAAAGTAACGGTGTTTATGAAGACACTGGGGATACTGATAGTCATGGGTCTTCTCACACTAGTAGCAGAAAGGGACGGATACGGGAGACGTGATAGTGAGCTTGTGTCCAACACGAGAACGTATTATGGTATAACTGTGTTGTCACAACAGAGTGATCGACAATACACTGTTCACATCCCTGATACTGACCGAGACTGGCCGTGGATTTTCTGTCACCCACTTAAGATGCCGGCTGTAATAATCGACATCCGGTATGAACAACGTAACGGATGTAAGAACGTGAATGGAACGGGATTTGTGTCATCACATAAGGAGAATAATAATGCAGCAACAATACAGAATGGATACGATTCCACCGCCACAACAACCACCACCGGGAGGATGGGACAAGCCTTCTGACGAGAAGAAGCAAGACAATCAAGACGACAAGAAACAAGACCAACAGAAGTAACAACAAGGCCACCTACAAGTCGTACATAGGTGGCCTCTTTATTTGTCCTACAGGATCAAGTGTAGGTATCAGTGCAATCACCCCCCTCCATTCATCTTCACTTCAATCATCAACTCGTCATTGCCCCATGTTGGATCGTATTCGTGTTTTATGTCGCTGGACTCGTAACCATAGTTTGAAAGCTCTCCTTTCATCAACAGTAGTAGCGTGGTGGCATCCGGCCCACGGGCGATTATTTTGGTTGGTTCGGACATTTGTTACTCCTAACAGCTCCTTGTTTGTAATCTGCTGACATGTATACTTGGCTGCCGTATTCAGCCTCTCCTACATGTACAGCTACAACGGTTACACACCTGCAAACCCAGCCTACTTCTATGTCGTCGTTGTATAACACAGGAGTGATTTCGGTTTTACAGTGTGGACAAGTCATGTTCTACTCCAATTTGTTGATTGCCTTAACAACACTGACAACATCAAGTTCTTCAACAGTTTGAGTCAGAATCTCTCGTTTTACTTCTTTGGTATCATCAAAGTATGCGTAGTCATACTCGTCTGATTCTTTTCCAAATTGATCCACTTTCTTTGCACCAGTAGGCTTCCACTCACGATTTCTGAAAGGCTCTTGTGTGATTTTTTCAATCGTTACTTTGTACATTGTTTACTCCAATACCTCATGTATCTTTTTGATACCATGAATCCTACTCATTACTTCGTGCTCCCGCATCTGTCGAAACTTCATCTGTCGTTTGAACGAGACTTCGTAGCCGGTGTGGTTGCTGTACAGTACGCGGTCGCCACATTTGATGTGGTCTGGATTGTAGTTGCCACGATCATCCCATCCCACCTTTGGGCCGATACAATCCAGACCACATCAAATGTG